TATCTTTTTGATGGAAGTATAAGTTAGCTATATTATATATAATTATTCTTGTATAAGCAATAAAAGATTACATAATAGCCCTCTGATAGACCAAGCAAAATGTTCGCAATCGAGTTGCAAACATTTTTTGGGGACGATACAAGCTCCGCACAGTTGAGTGTATAATTACCTCTTGACATTCTCTTCTGTGTGTGTTATAATTTACTCATGGTTAAGATTTTATCTCTTGACCTTTCGACAAAGAGTTCTGGCTACTGTGTGATAAGTAATGGTTCTGTGATTGATTATGGTACTATAAGCTCACAGGATAAAGACTTTACGGTGAGAGGTCAATACATGGCAGAATTTGTGAGATTGCTCTGTGAGAAGTATGGAAAGTTCGACAAAGTAGTGATTGAAGAGCTTAAAGTCATCTCAAATCAGAAAACACTAGTAATGTTAGCTATTGTGCAAGGAATGGTTCTTAGAGAGCTTAATAATGACCTTGTGGAATTTGTATCACCTACTGTGTGGAGAAAGCAATTCTCACTGAATGGTAAGAGAGAGGAAGCAAAACGAAAGGCTATAGCTCTGTGCAAGAGTCTAGGATACCCAGTCAAGAATGATGATGAAGCAGAAGCGATTCTCATTGGACTTTTCACACTTGACAAGTTTGTTTCTGTGTGATATACTAGATTTTGTAAATTACCACCCTCCATTGGCGATTGTGGAGTGGAGCATTTTCTAGCCTTGATGGCTAAACCTCCTTTCAAGTATTTTCCTACGGGGTGTCCTTTCCCTGTAGGTTTTGTGCGTATGGTGAAGTGGCTTAACACAGTAGTCTGCAAAACTACCATTCGTGGGTTCAAATCCCACTACGCACTTTGGTTGATAGGTATCACTCTTGTGAATACTAAATGGTGGTATTTCCCACCATACACACTCTTAGCTCAGTTGGATAGAGCATACGCCTTCTAAGCGTAGTGTCACTGGTTCAAGTCCAGTAGGGTGTATTTAAAATAAAATTATGGGGATAATTATGAGTGAAATAGAATTTGAAAATACTGACGGATACTTAAGAATAGATGGCTATAATGATGTGGTAACTATTACTTGTCAAACTAAAGGTTCGTATGACTATGGTGTATATGATTTAACTAAATCAGAAGTAGACCAAGTTATCAGATTCCTTCAAAAATGGGAATCTAATAATAGTTAACAAACTTAAGTACCTTTAGCTTAATTGGTTAAAGTTCTTGGTTATGAACCAAGTTACTGTAGGTTCGAGTCCTACAAGGTACATTAAAATTTTAGAAAGGTAAAGATAATGGCTAGTAAATCAAAATTATACTCTGAGACTATGAGAGAGTTAAGCTTGCTTGATGAAAAGTCACTAGAGCTTTACCAAATGCGTTGGGGTCTAATTGACGTAGATGAAACATTACTCAGCGAAGTTGGCTATGAGGTCTATTCCCAAATTCCTCCTTGCACTCCAGTAGCTAGAAATGCAATGTTACAGATTATGACTTCCTTCGAGGATAGCTATGAGCGTAAAGAGTGGGCTGACCGTATTGAAGGTAAAGCTACACAAACTACAGTCAATGTGAACCATGATACTAAAGATGGTGTTGATGAGCTTAAAAACTACACCAAAGCCAAACTTGACGAGTTGTTTGGAGATATGTAATGGCATCACACAGTCCTAGAGAAGACCTCTTCCAAAAGCATTATGATGAGATAGTATCCTTACTTCAAGCCTTTGTGAACTCCGTTGTAGTGAGTGGAGATTACCTAAGTGCTGAATCTTCCCTAATTGGATACTTGATTGACATGTATTCCTCTGTGTTCTTAGACGAGATTGATTATATCCTTGATGCGCTTGGTGTAGATTTAGCACCAGAGGAAGTAATTGAGATTAGAAACGGTGTGAATACTTCTGCTTTTGCAAGAAGCAACTATGGCAGACTGAAAGAAATCTTAGATGCTCATGCTAGTGACCTTAGAGCCAAGTTGATTGATTCTATTGATACTGTGAGCTTTGATGATATTATCAAAGAGTTTAGCAGTAACCTAGAGCGATTGGCTTTAAGTGAAGTACAAATGGGTATTGAAAAGGCTTCTGTGGAAAGTGCCAAGTTATTTGAGCTTGTTACAGAGAACTCCATTCTAAAAACATGGAACTGTATTGGTGATGCTAATACTTGTCCTACTTGTTTGGCTATGAATGGACTGACTATACCTGTGACAGAAAGTTTTTCAGCAGTAGCTCCTTCTGTGGGCATTGTTGAGCAATTAAGCTATACTGGAGGAGATATAGTCTATGCCCATCCAAGATGCAGATGTTGGGTCACTTATTCAAAAGCGTAAGGTACTCTCCAATCGTGAGAAGCTATCTATCCTTCTTGACCAAGTAACCCCACAAGACCAACTTAGAGATGCTGTGAAGGGTAAAATCCCTAAACACTTTAAGCGTAATACCATTCGAGAAAGACATGGCTTTGAGAAAGAGCTTGAATATTACAAGTTAGGGTTTACAACAGCCCTTTCTGAGTTTAATTTAGAGCTTTGGTGGTCTCAAGCAGTCCAATTTGGAGCTTTCTTAAGTGGTGATTACAAGACTGGTTACTGTGTGGCAACTCCTCGTTATGGTAAGTCATTCTTGTGTGGAATTATGTCTAACCACTTTGCCTATGAAGGTGAAAACTGTTATGCTGTAGGTTCAACACAAGAATACTCTGGTATCATTATCCAACACGCAAGAGAAATCTTGGTAAATGCCCACCCTGATGTTAAGGCTATGCTCTCGTTTGATGAGAAAGACGTAACATCAGTAGATAAACGACTTAAACGTGGTCTATCCTCATTCTCTAGTGAGGGTTTCACCTTCCGTAATGGAGGTAAATTGGAGGGTCTTAGTGCTGGTTCTAACTTCACTGACCCATCTAAAATCCACGTCATTGGTCGTGGTGGTAATATGTTTGGAGATGAAGCATCAGATATTTCACCTATAGCCCTTGGTCACATGGGTCGTAGGGAATTTGAATCTGATGATGGACGTAAGCTCCTAATGTACCTAATCTCTAACCCTCGTTCACTCAATAACTTCTATGACTTCATGACCAATGATGACTTAGCTGATGATGAGTTCGTTATGTGGCTTGATGTTGTGACAGCTATTGAAGAGGGTAGTATTAAGTACACCAAAGAAGAGCTTATGCGTTCACAGTTCACCATTACAGAGGATTCTATTCGTGAAAACCTTCTGTGTGAATTTCCTACAGAGCGTTCAGCGTTCTTTGATTCCTCACCTAATGTGCTAGATTCATTTGACCCTAAATCAGAGGAATATGACTACTTCATTGGTGTGGATAGTGCCTACAAGGGTGCTGACAGTATTCAAGTTACTGTTACTGTGGTAGATAAACATAATCACTTTACTGTGCTAGATACGAAAGATATTAAGCCTGCTGAGTGGATAGATGGTATTACTGCCATAGAAATTGTTGACAAGATTGTGACTCTAGCTAACAGACTCAATGCCAAAGCTATTGGTATAGATGCTGGTGGAGGAGCACATATTGTTCAACCTTTGAAAATGAGAAGACTAGGTGGAAAGCTAAAGTGTCCTGTGTATGACATTAACTTTGGTGGAAAGCCTACAGAAATTAAAGTATTGGCAAAAGACCCTAGTGCTGAATATGCCTATAACAGAAGAGCAGAGATGCACCTAATGTTAAGAGGTATGATGGAAGCACAGAGGGTATCCTTTGTTAAATCTGTGTGGGATAGTATTAGTCGTCAAATGTCCTTTGTGTCTGAGATTCAGAAACCAGAGGATAGACTTGTTAAAATACGTCCTAAATCAGAAATTAAGAAATTGTTAAAACACTCTCCTGATGAATTGGATAGTGTGTTGCTATCATTACATGTAGCTGAGTTATTCTACCTTGGAGGTTCTTAATGAGCTGTGGAAAGTGCAAAAAAGATGACTGTGGTGGCTCTTGTGCAATGGATAGATACTTCAATGCTGAGTATAAAGATAGACTAATTTTTCAGAGTTCAGGTTTTAGAGGAACACCTGTAGGTGAGAATCTTGAGGACATTGAAAAACTAGCTCTTGACCTTCCTGATGTTGATTATATCCTAGATAATATTGTGAACTATATGTTTACAAACTATCTAACCACAGAAGACTTCACTAAGGACGAAACACTCAGAAAGTATCTCTATGCACATAACTACAATGGTCAGAGAAACTATGATGTATTAAAACAAGTAGCCAAAGGTTATCGTAAGTATGGTTATTATGGAATCCTAAACACTGGTGAGGGTCTTGTGGGAGTTCACCCTAAAGATATTCTCGCTTGTGTGATTGATTACCCTAAGATGCCTGTGCTTAGACAGACCCTTACTTACTTGATTAAAAACAATAATATATTTGTTACACCTTATGACCGTAAGACAGGGAATCCTAGAGTAGCTAGTGATTATTCTGAGGACGACATTAAACAAATCCTTAAAGACCCTGAACGGTTCAAGAATGAGGTAATGGTTGTTACAGAAGACCAATTCGCTTGTGTGAGGTTAGATACTTCCCAAGTATTCTGTATGTCTCCATTGCTTAAAGACCGTAAGCGTGTTGAACTTATCCTCAATATCTTGAATCGTATGAACTACGATATTTCTAGAAATGGTATTGGTACGATTGCTTTGCAAGCCAAGGATACCCTAGAAGAGCAGATTGAGGAAAGTGTAGAGCAAGGTACGTCCTTTGGAAGTGGTGATTTACTTGATATGGGTAGACAAGCCAAAGAAGAGCGTAACAAGAAGATTGTGGAAGACATGAATGCTTTTGCAGAAAAACTATCTGAGACAGAGTTCAATGATGCCATTGTGTATTCAGGAAACTTCCAAAACCTTGAGCAACTTGAGCGTGATACCAAAGCTACAGATTTCTTGGACTACCTATCGCAGTATGTTCCAGCTATTATCTGTCAAATGTTTGGAGTTCCAGCACGTCTCTTTGACCTTAACAAAACTGTGTCTAACATTGGTACTTACAGTATCATTGATAACTCTATGAAGAACACCATTATTCCAATGCGTGACCATTTCATAGGACAGATTGTTAAGTTGCTCCAAAATGCTACAGGGCTTACAGAGCATATTAAGTTTGACAGTTATGAGTTCACAACCAACTATAACTATAATAACGACATTTATATCCTTGACGTTTATGATAGACTAAAAGGTATTGATGAGAATATGGCAGAAGCCTATTTGAAGAAAAATTTGATTGTGTAGGTAAGAAATGACAAGTAAGATTATGAGTATTGAGGAGCTATCAAAACTCCAAGGTAACTTCCAAGATGCAGTCCAAAGTGATGCTCCTGTGGCTATCCAGACAGCTACAAACTCTGTAGTAAATGGTGATAGCACAAAGATTGGAAGTATTACTCCGAAAGACTATACTGTGACTTTATGGTTGCCTATTGTTGGTCAAGCTCCTGCTGGAGCTGAGATTGTACAAGATGGTAAAGCCTATGTGCAAGAGGTCACTGCTAAAGAAAAGTATATTACACCTCGTATTGCTCGTAAGGTTCGTAACTATGCTTCAATCATCTCTATTGCCTTCACAGACTTTAGAGAAGATGGCTCTACAGAAATCTACACACCAGACGATTTATTCAAAATCTATGAAGTGTTTGATGATAACGTGATTGATGCTTGTGAGAAATTGGTAGGAGAGGTTCTAGGGATTCCTGAACACCTTACAGCCTATATCACAGACGTATCACTTATTGAGAACTGTGGAAAAATCTTAAGGGAGAACCCTTCATTTTTTCAAGTTGATTAGTTACCTAGTCCGTTATAACTGGGCATTTACTCAAGGGGCAATTAAGCCCATAGATGAGTATAAAGGTCTAGCTTATGAGGATATGGTAGTAGTTGAGCTTGATGATGTAGAAGAAATGGCTCTCACTCTGTGTAAAGAATACAATATGGACTATGGTTATGTTCTTGATAGAATGTACTACCCTGATGTCACTGTTATTTATGCTAAGTTGGCTAATGAGAAAGCCTTCACAAGCTATAATGATTACTTAAACCTAGATGAACAAAGTCAAGGTAAGTTTGTGACAGACTATGGTAAGCCTAAGCCTTATGTGTATCAAATCCTATCTGTGGATAAGCAGAGAGCAAACATTGAAGATAAAAAAGACGGACTTAGAAACATGTACCGTCATGGAGGAAAACTAGATGACTAACCTTATTTCAGACGTACTTGGTTTCTTAGATGAGAAACGTAGCAAGATTACTCCTGAATATGTACGTTCTGGTAAGCCTGTATATACTCTTCGTAAGTATGCAGAAATTACAGACCTTGATGCAGAAGTGCTAATCAATGGTGGAGAGATGAACATTACACAAAAGATTCCTACAATCGGTGCTAATGGTAATATGCTTCGTACACCTCGTACTTCTTACGCTGTGAACGTAGACGTAGCCTTTGACAATCGTGTGAAAGTAGCTACAGAAACATTGGAAGATGGCTCTACTGAGAAAGTATACACCTTTGTGGTTGACCAACGTGCATTGATGGAACAATCATCAGGACATATCTATGCTAACTATGTTATTGGTTATGTAATAGGTAATGGTGCAAAAGATGGTAAGAAACCTAAACCAGAGGTACGTGGAGTTATCCATATCAAGGAAGATGAGTTCATTAACGACTTTGATACTACCTTTGATACACAAGCAATGGAAGATATTATGGACATTATCAACAAGTATAAACTTGAACATGGTACTGCAAAAGTAATTTCTAACATTGAGTTTTAACTAAAAGTCATGAGAGTTGTCAAACTCTCTTTTTTTGTTATACTATTATTAGAACATTCATGGAAAGGAGCATATACATGGCTACGATTAAAGTTCCAATTATGCACTTAAAGCTAGAAGTTGCTGGTGAGACTGAAGAGTTCAAATCACCATTGGCAGAAACAATTCTAGCACAAGTACGCAAAGTTGTAGTTGGTCAAGAGCAAGTTCAGTATTTTGATGTAGAAGCTAAAAAGTACAAATCATTTACTTACTGCTGTGGGGATAAATACTCATTCAACTACACTGAGGAAGAAGTTAAGCTCAAAGATACTGAGTTTGATTGCTATGGTTTCCCTATCACATACGCTGGAGATAAATAATGGAAGTTAAAACAGTAAGTCAAACTTATGAAGAATACCTCCGTGAAGTACGTGCAAAGCAGTTTGGGCGTGAATCTGATGTCATCTCTAAGATTACAGAGGGCACATTAGTGAAGGTGGTAGATAATGAGTAAGTTTAGGGTTGCTCGCTTTCTCCAACGTGATTTAGTAGTTCGTGTAAACTTCTTAAACGAACGTGGTATTATTCAAAATCAACGCAAGTTCTTTGAGTTCTACCCAGATAACAATCAAGAGAGCAATGGTTGGTATACAACTACTGACCAAGTTCTTCTTGAGAGTATTAAGGAAGCTACAGAACAACTACCTTTCACACCAGAGACAGAAGCAGGTTTGCAGAAAGATGGAGTTCCATACGAGTATTCATACTGTGCATCTTGTGGTGGTAAGAAAGTGAGAAAATTAAAGTACAATTTGTTTGAGGTTATTGACTAATGCCAGTTAAAACACAGATAGCAGAGAGAATTATGAATGAAATCAATGAGTACATTGAGAAGAAAGATAATCTTGATGCAATGATGAACCTCTCAGCCAATAAGCAAGAGGTAGAACGTCTGTCTGTGGATAAGGTTGATAATTCAGAAGGGTACATGACACTACTATCAGAGGGTTCTGTGCTCTATACAGACGACACCATTCGTTTGTATTTGTGTAAAGGTACACTCAAGAAATGGTATGACAGTATTGATGGTACTTTTGAAGGATATGTCTCTACAGGACACAGAGATTTAAACTCTTACCCTGTTAGAGAAGGTTATTTTAGAAAATCAGACCTTAAATTGGTACAAGATGAAACTGGTCGTTATGACCTATTGGTAAAACCCCATGTAAATCTAGAATTGAGCAATGTGAAAGACCTTATCTTACAAGATGAGCCTTTTGCCATTTCATCAGAGTTTCTGTGGTATGCTAAAGAGATACAAGACAGTGACATTGAAGAATATGCCAAGCTAGTTGTTTATAACATTGAGCATGGTGGGGATATTGACGTACCAATCACAGACGAAATTGAAATTACAGGATTCTCCTTTGTGGGAAATCCAGGAAATGCAAAGAGTGGTGGATATGAGCCATCACTACTAGTAAGAAATGAGGAAGAACACTTGAATAAGAAAGAAATTCTAGACAAAGTGCTTGCTCACCTTTCAGCAGAAGTATCTCCAGAAGAAGCAGTTACAGAAGAAGTAGTTGCTACAGAGGAAGTTGTAGAAGTTGAAGAAACAGTGGAAGAAGTTAAAGAAGAAACTGCTGTGGAAGGTGATACATTAGCACAAGCTATCGCATCTATCGAAGCGTTGACTACAGAAGTTGAAGCCCTTAAAACAGAAAATGCTGAGTTGAAAGCTAAAGTGGCTGAAAAAGAAGCTAGTGAAAATGTTGTAGATGAGCAACTTGCTAAATTGGCTACATTGTTAGAAAAAGCTAACCCTGTGGTAGAAAAAGCAGAAATCAAAGAAGAACAACCTGTGAACCGTTTTGGACGTGTTCGCTTTGGAGGACAATAAAGTGAGTACAACTAATTTTGATATTTTGTTGGGTGAAGCTATTGACAACTTGTATGAGCGTACTAAAGCCCAACTAGCAACTAAAGAAAACTTCACTAATGAAGATGGTAAAATCCCATTCGGTATCTCTCGTGACTGGTCTAAAGCAGTACCCTCACTAAGAGAAGTTGGTATGGGTGATGAACTAGTTAACGACATTCTTAAGCGTTTTGAGCAATCAAGTTTTGGTGCTTTGAGACAAGCTAAGAACGGTGACTGGATTATCGAGGGAATTACTTGGGGAACAAAAGCTCCAGACTTTGCTAATGACAATTCTGATGCCTGCTGTTTTACTGAGAAATTCACTATGCAAGCTACTGGTGATGCTACTCCTGTACGTTACCTATGTTTTAAAGACTGTGAAACTCGTCTTGACCGTTTGATGAAAGACAAGATGCACTTCAAACAAGGAGACCTTATCAATATCTTCCAACGTTTGGGTATGTCTTATGAAGAAGCAGAACAATTCATGGCATGGTACACATTCGCCTTTATCGTTCAACGTCATATCGTTCAAGGTATGTTGAACTTTAGTGGTCAAGGTCTACGTCCATTTGCTGGTGTGGCTGAAATGATGTCTCACCCAGGTGTAACTCCTATTGATGCTTCTGGTTCAGTTATCGGTGCTTTCCGTCAAGTAGCTTGCTACCTAGATGTATTGGATAACCAATCAGCTCGTTACAAAATCTATGTACACCCACTAACTCTTCGTGGAATCAAAGCTGAAATTGTGCCTGGTAAAGATGGTAAATTACCTCAAGGTTGGTCTGTGAACGGTGAGTCTATCTCATTCAAAGGTATTCCATTTGGTGTATCTTACCACTTGCCTTATGACCTTGAACAAACAATGACTGGTGAAGCCTATGTAATTGACTTGGCTCGTGTAGAAGCATTGACTCAATACGACTTGTTCGTACCTCAATCTTCAATCCACACAGTTCGTACAGAAGATGTTTCAAAACCAGGGTGTGAAGTAATCTGTGACAAGTATGAAAACTTCGGTTTGGTACACACTAACTCACATATCTCTCACCTTCTTGTGGCAAACATTCCTCTTGAACAAACTTGCCCTGCTGTGGTATTTGAACGTATCCAAGGTCTTCTTACAGGTCTTAACCCATTCCCAATGGCTACAATCCCTGCTAAATAAGGAGATAAGTTATGCAACCAGCTCTTGAGCTAATTAAGATTACTCAAAATCTTCAAGAACGTTGTGGTTGTTTTGACTGTGATGATGGTGCAACTATGCAAAGGTACATGGAGAGCTTTCTCCGTGTCCTTGCTAGATTGCTCTGTTGGACTGATGGTGAATGTTCGACAATACTAAGAGCCTTAAGACATGAAGTAATTCCACTCACGAGTTTTCACCTCTGTGGGTGTGATGCTATGGTGGAGGTTAAGCCTTACTATTGGAAAGGTTTTGACCCCACTACACTTAAGGTGTATATGCACAAGAGAAAAGGTCTTGAGCGTGAAGAGTATGAGCTAGATACAGATAAATGGAATTGGTCTTTTGTAGATGGTACAATCCTTGTGAATGTAACTGATGAGCTAAGTCCTTGCTGTAAATGCTGTGACCCTTGTTCATGTGAAGCTGAGTATAAACTCGTGCTTGACTATGAAGCTGGGTATACCTCTGAAACTCTACCTGATTGTGTGTATGATGCAATGTGTCACTTCCTAAATATCTTTATTGCCTATCAGAATGACTGTGGTACTTTAGATGAGTGTGCTAATATGGATAGATTGGCTGTAGGAGCTGTGCTTAAGCAGAAATCAGTAGACTATATTGTACGAGAATGGACAGTAGACCAAACAAGTATTGATAGGTATTATGTGAAGCTCATAAATACATGGGCATTACAAACCTTAAGTTCACTATCACTGTGTAAGAGGGTTTACACAGATAATATGTATTTGACCATTGGAAGAAGGAAAGAATGTTAGTAAGATATAATGGTGAATATGCTAGAGAGTCACGCTCTTATGGCTGTTCAAAGTGTGGTACTGGACGTTCAATCAATGGTGTGGAGACTTATAAGACTGTGTATCGTACTTATTATAGTGGTCGTCTTTATATCTTTGAAAAAGATAAGGTATATCCAGTAGATGATATTCTAGGTAAGTATTTGAAGAACCTAAAATACACAGACAAAGATGGAAATATTCGCAACCAATTTGAGGAAGTTCCAGATAACATGGAGAGTACATATACCAATACGGACAATGAGATGACCCTATAAGGAGGTTATCATGGCTCTCCCTTGGAATAATAAGGAAATCCTTGTGTTAAGACAAGGTACTGCTACTCCCACTTATGATGAGAATAGTAGGCAAGTAATGAAGTGTTTATGGGAAGAAGTGGAGCATTTAAAGTGTGTAGACCACATGCCAACGTCAAGAGGTGCTGAAAGTGATGCTACAACAACACACAGCTTAGAGACTTCAAGACAGCTAGAAACATTTTATTTTTCATTACATAATCAATCTCATGCTTGTGACTTTGACATTAAGCATGGATATTACATATTACAGAGAATTTCTACAAGGTGCAATAGATTTAGTTGCCCAGAAGATGCTGGTTATCTATTTTGGAAAGTAGTAGCTAGTAGAACGTATGAGATTTTTCCTGGTTGCTGGGATGTGAAATTAACTGGTGAGAGATTGGCTGGACGTGAAAGTGAACAGCTAATGCTAGAGTGTAAACCTTATGTGAAACAATTACAGGGGGTGATTACTCGTGACCACGATTGATATTCATGACTGGAAAGGGATAGAGTTTGCAAAAGAGTTTGTAGACTTTACTGTGACAGGTATGCTAGAAGCCAAGGCTATAGGTTCTGTAAGAACAGGGCGTATGGTTCGCTCAATCAAGATGAAGAAGATTGGTGATGGCTTCTCTGTGTATGCTGATAGAAATGATTATCCTCCAACTAAGAGAGGAAAAGAACGGTACTATGTAAATACTTATATGTTTAAGGGTTACAAGTACAACCCAGCTTTCCCTTTTATCTTTACAGCTTTTGATACTGTGGGTGATAGTGAGAATCTTGTAGATTCAACTAGTGGATTTTATGGCATCTATAAAGCACAAAGACCATCAGGGAGAAGAGGTTCAGGAACAGCTCATTACACTTCCAGGGACACTGCTCCAGGAAGAAATTATCTGTATGCACAGGGAAGTAAGGGCACAGTTAAGATACCAGGGAGATTAGCTAAATGATTAGTGCTGTGTATATCAACATTAAAAAATGGCTACAAATGTATGGTGCTGATGTGCTTGACTACTTCATTCAACCAGACCATATAGATGAGCTAGACCCAAGAAAACGTTATGATAACTTTGACGTACAATTTAACCAACATGTAGGAACGTCTGAGCATTTCCAGCTAAATCAAGGTGTGGAGTTCCCATTCCTAGCCATTGATATTACTTGTGATAATAGTGCAAAGTGTTTCTCTAAGGTATATGTAAACTTCTCTGTGTACTACTCTCCAGTTACACCTCCTACTGGTAAGGTTTGTATTGAGAACACTCCAGAAGGTAAACTAGAGTATAGAGAAGAGGTACATTGCCAACTTAAGAATATGTTGGTTCACCAAGTTAAAACACAGAGAGGTATTCAGAGAAAGACATTCGCTCAAGATGTAGCTTCATTAGATGGTTGGTACTTACCAATCCGAGTACAAGTTCAAGACATTGGTTGTCCAGAGGACTTCTCTAATGAGCTAGTAGATGAGGTAGAAATGTTCTCATTCCCTGCAACGCTCTCAATATTCACATGTTTATAAGGAGAAAGAAATGGCTGTAGAACAACCATTAAACCTTGATGAGTTTTTCATGTCTCGTAATGAGATTGCTAACCGTCATGGTGGGAAATTAGAGCTTCAAGCTATTGCTCGTGTGAGAGAACACATGGTAGATGAAAGCTCAAAAAAGCAAGTTCAGGAAACAGTTAAGCCTGTAGTTAAGGAAGAAACTGCTCCTGTAAAACCAAATGTAACTCAAGACAAAAAGGAGAAATAGATGTCTAACTGTTTTGTAGATATGTCACACCCTATGTACGGTTACAACACACAAGATAAAGATGCAAAAATCATTGTATCTATCACAGAAGAGATTCGTCCTTGTGTACGTTGGAAAACAAGCAAACAAATTCAGATTCCAGCAGGAACTCTTGTGAGCTATGTCCGTAAAGATGTGCCAGAAGACCAAATCAACTGTAACCCTATTAAGTGTTTGAACACTGGTACTTTGTATGTAAACCCTGCTGATAAGAAGGCTTCTGCTAAGTTCCAAGTTCGTTCTGATGCTGATGACTTTGCTCTAGGGTTCAACATGGTATACTTGAAATTGCCAAAAGCTGGTAAATATGAGTTCAAAGCTATTGTATCTGACTTTAAAGATGTAGCTCAAACAAACTCTTATGTGTACACTTACACATTCAATACATCAGCTCCAGGTTATGTTCTTCGTACTGTGGACTTTGCAGATTCAAGAGTAATGACTCAGACAGGTACAGGTTGGAAACCAACTGACCACGGTGTTGTTGTAACTTATGAGGTAACTTATAAGGGAGATGATGCTCTTACAGGTCACATTGGATTCTCTTCACCAGCTATTGTAAATGACCGTTCTGAGCTTCGTAAGTTCTCTAATGTGTTACTTTCATGTTTGACTTCATTCACACACAACGTCTCTGTGCCTGCCACTGATGCTCGTTGCTTTGGTCGTCAATATGATAAAGCTCAAGTTGAGATTACAAAAGAAATTACAGCAACTACTACTTCATGTAATGACTATTGGTTGAATCCACTTCAATCTATGTCTAAGAAAATGACTAGTGGTGTTCCTGTTACAGATAGCTTCACTGTGGAAGAAATCACTGTTGATGGTAAACGTTATGGCTCATTATTGATTCCTGACCTTTACTATGAAGATTGTAACACAATCACAGTTTCATCAGACCGTTGTGCTTGTACTTACTTGTCTAGTATGCCAATGTCTCCAGGTATCGAACTTGAAGATGATGAGTTTATTGCTATGACACAACAATATCATGGATATGACCGTGGTACTGTGCTTGTAAACCCAATGTACATTGGTGAGAAATTGTTGGTTACTTACAATGGTGAACGTGACGTAGAGTTGATTGTTGCTAATGACAAACGACTTCGTAACACTCACTTTAGAGTTATCCAAGAAGTTGAAAACACTCGTGGAATTAAAGAATACTATGTATTCAACAATGTCCTTATTACTGAAAACTCTCGTGAGTTTGGTACGGAAGGTGAAATTACCTTGTCACTTACATTCACTGTGTCTCGTGATGAAAATGGTAACTTCTATGAAATCCGTAGAAACGTTGAGGACGTAGCGTAATCATAGGAGAAAAGTATGACAATTAGAACCATTAAGGTTGATGTTACAGGTTTAAAGGAAATTGAAAAAGCCCAGAAGTCTGTGTCAGCTCTTAGGGATTCTGTGTTAGACTTTGAGAAGAAACTAAAAAAGATGGGCGGAAAGAATACTTCTCCGCTCTCTTTTAATGTTAACTTGAATCTTAATACAGATAAAGCTCTTAGAGACTTTCTATCCCTTAAAAAACAAATTGAGAATATCCCAATCAATGTCAGAAGCACAAAGGGAAAGACTACAGAATCTAGTGTAATCTCTGTAGATAAAACCCAAGTAACTAGACCTAAAGAGAAAGTAGCTGAATATGTAAAAGTCCGTGACCAAGACTATCAATCATGGAGAAACCTTCATAAAGCTGTTCAAGATGTTACAACCTCTACAATGGGATTGTCATCACAAATGATTAGGCTAGGAGCAGTAAACCCAGCAAAAGGTCTACTCTCTGTGTTTAATAAGGTCAACTCTACTGTGATGGGTATTCAGAACAATATCATGGGCTTAGTAGGGAACAAGGTAACTGGTGCTCTAAGTAATGCTATTCAAGGTACATTAGGTGCTGTGAAGAGTGGTGTTGGTCAGCTTAAAGATGAAGCCAATAACCTTGGAGATGCTATGCAGATTTATAGAATCAACATGCAAGCTCTAGGGTTTAGTGAGAAAGAGACAAACAAATCCATTAAACGTCTAGGTGACTATGGTAAGGCTTCTGTGTTTGATGCTACCGACCTCTTAGAACAAGCATCTACTTATACTGCATATAATAGACGAGATAGTGAGGACATAGTTAGAGCCTATGCAGGTTTGCTTGCACAGACTAAGAACCCAGTTCAAGGTCTTAAAACTGTAGGTATACAGACTTCACAAATGCTTGCATCAGGATACCTAAACCAACAAGACTTTAGATTTATCCGTGAGAGATTTTCTGCATTAGGAGCTTCTGCTGTAAATGATGCCTTAACAGACTTAGCTAAGTCTAAGGGGTATAAGAACATCATAGATGCTACAAGGCATAAAGCAATCACTGCTGATGAGTTTTTGGACTTAATTAAACAAGTTGGTAATCAAGATAGTTTCCAAAAATTAGTTACTTCTATTGTTACACCTAGACAAGCCATTGCAAACTTTAAGGAAACATTATCTAATCTTCTTGTGTTTGATGAGATTGATGAAGAAGGTAATGCTAAACCAGGCGCACTAAACCAAGTATATGTAGCTACTCGTGACTTTATTAAAGGTATTACAGAGATTGTAGGTACAGATAAGTTTAAAGAGTATGTAACTAAATTAGGTAATGCTATTGGAGGAACAATCCAACAAGTAAATCAGTTTGGTTCAGCTTGGAAGCTCACCTTTGGTAGTCAAATTCTTAAAGGTATTGATAAGTTTGCTAGTGACTTTAAGAAGAGTGTAAATGGTCTTGATGTAGGTTACAAATTCTTCAATATCACAAAGGATATGCTCACTGTGTTGAAAAACTCAGGTACAGAGTTTGGTAACTTTACTAAAGACATTGTTAACAGTGCAACAGGGTTCTTAAGTAGTATCTCTAAGATAACAACACAAGGTATCAATGCTGGTGCTCTTAAAGTGTTATCTCAATATGTAGATGTCTACAATAACCTAGCTAAGTTGGCTGAGAAGTCAGAAGCTATTAAGTATGTTGTCAATATTTTTGATAGTCTTTCTAGCGCCCTTAATGATATTGTAAAATCAATAAATCCAAGAGATGTTAAAGAGGTGCTTGGTTCTATCAGATATTTTGTTACCCAAGTTATAAACTTTGTAAGAACTGTTGCTACTGAAACTAATTTAATTAGCAATATTGCTACTGTGCTTAAAACTGCTCTACTTGCTCTAGGAGACATTGTAGGTGAAGTTAAAGGATTTAACCAAGGAGCATTTAATAAAGCTGTAGACAGCCTTAGAAAAGCTCTTGTAGGTATTATAAATCATCTCAAACCTCTTCTAATAGAATTAGGTAAAGGAATTATTTCTACTCTATCATCTTCTAGTGGAGAAGCCTTCTTTAAAGCAGTAGAGAACTTTATCAAAGCTGTGACTAATGCAATTAAGCAAACTCTTGTGGCTATTGGTGGTTCAGTAGAAGGTGGACTTAAGAAACTTTTAGACTTCCTAACATTGGCTATCAATGTAGCTTCTGGAGTAGCCACTTTATTAGGAGGTGTTGGTAAGTATATCCTTATGGGATATATAGGTGCTAAGTTTGTATCTTGGGCTACTAATATCATCACCTCATTGAAGACTGTAGCTACAGCTATGGCTTCTGCTACAAATGGTAAGTTGAATCCTCTTAATCTAGGAGGAAACTTTAGTAGAGAAAGACTTGCTAGACAAGGTATGTCTTCTTATGACATTGATGTAGCCTATAGTGGTATGTCAAGAGCTGGTAGAAATGCTTCTAAAGTTCCACTTTCAAGGTCAGCTAGAAATAAAGCATTAAGAAATGCTAAATTAGGTAATCTAGCTCTGCTTGGAGGAGATATAGCCTTGAGTTATGGTAATGGTTTACTACAAGAGTCTGGTGCTTCACAGGGAGTTAAAGATTCAGGTAATATCCTATCTAGTACAATTTCAGGAGCATTTACTGGTGCTAGTATAGGAAGTATTTTTCCAGTAATAGGTACAGGTATAGGTGCTCTTGCAGGAAGTATTTTAGGGTTTGGTATGGGTCTATTTGATAGCCATAGAAATGAACAAGATAGAAAACGTCTTGAAACAGAAGCTAAGAAAGAAGCTGATGAGCAGTCTAAACAGGAGTATCTTGACCAACAAGAACACTTAAGAGCTATTTCTGAGCAGAACAACCAAATCAGAGATACCTACTTCAAGACAATCACAAAAGATACCTCATTGGTTGATAGTGTGGTTGGTGCTAACTCTACTATTGAAGCTATTAAGAACAACTCTGGTACTACTGTGGAAGGAGCATTATCTCAATTAGGTATTGAGGTAGCTAAAGTTCCACAGAATGTTGATAGTCTTTTTGTGAAGATTGGAGACCAAGTTAAGAGTTGGAAAGAGCTTAAAGAGACTACTGGTTATACTGATGAACAGTTATTACAATCACTTCAATTAGCTAAATCAGCTATTGGTGAGAAGTTTGTAGAGCTTGTGAATGAGACTGGTCAAGAGGTTGTAGCTAAGATTCCTACACTTACTGGTGGAGAGCAACACAGACAAAGCTCTAACATAGATACCTTCAAAGGTAAACTAGGTGAGCTAGGACTTAAACTTCAAGAAGGTAAAGAGATTATTTTCAAAGATATTTCTTCTGTGGTTGAGCAGTTAAAAGCTGTCCAAAAAGAGGGTAGCCTAACTGGAGATGCTAAAAGCAAAGCCATTGATGAAATTCTTAATAAGCTAGGTGTGGATACTACAGAGTTTGTAGGTAAAACCCTTGTAGAGAAAATGGATATAATCGAGAAGATTATACAGGATGGTGATATACTTGGTGGTTCTTCTGACCATCAGTTTGCTAATGTGAAGAAAGATATTACTGCCAAAGTAGGTAAGTATAAGGATACTCTAGGTAAAGTAGTAGAGCGACTAGGTAATACTGAATTAGATGGTTATTTAGAATTACTTACTGATGCAGAAACTCTTAATACGGCTGGTGGTATTAAAGCTGACGAGTCTAAAATACAGGCTTTTAAAACTAAAGTAGAGGAACTTCTTAAGAAGGGCTACTTAAAAGTAGAAGAAGCTAAAGACTTATTTGATAAAGCTGGTATTCCTAATATAAGTGTAGACCAAACAACTAAAGCCATTAGTTACTATAAGTTATCTATTACAAATGGGTTGAAAGCTGGGGAGAATAAACTTTTTGAAGCATCTGGACTTGTGCAAAAGAATGGTATTTATAACATACCTACATATAAGGTTGATGAGGAAGCTAAAAAACTAGCTGATGCTATAAACAATTTTATAAAGAATGCTATAGGTAAGTTAGAAAAAGCCAAGGAAGAAGCTAAAAAAGCTAATGATTACCTTGAAGTAGAAGACCTTGTGAATGAGCAAAATCTTTATGAAGGTAGACTTAATAGAGTAACTAGAGCTATGGGAGGTATTATCCCAGAGTACCATTCCAAAGGTCTTGGGGTAGGATTTATGTCAAGAGGTACTGATACTGTGCCAGCTATGCTTACTCCTGGTGAGTATGTACTTCGTAAAAAGGCTGTGGATAGTCTTGGTACTAACTTCCTAAATAACCTTAACAAGTACGGTGTAAATGCCTTGCAAACCATGAATAAATCAACTATAATTAACAATGTATATAACACAAATAATGCCAAGATTAGCCAAAATATTGACAATAAATCTCAATATCTAAATGGTATGTTTGGTGTAGATAAATTGATGAGGTATGTTTAATGTTTGCGTGTGATGAAAATTTCTCAAAGCCCAAACGATATATCCAATTCAATGACCTAGTGTTCCTTGGTAGAAAATCTATTGATGAACAGACAGAGAGTATTAGCTTGCGTGAGAGTAAAACCTCACGCACTTTTACCAATGGGTCTTATGTTGGAAATATTGGGTCTAAATCATTAGTAGATAGTAACTCTATCTCACTTAAAATTGCATTAAGAACTCATAATTGGTCAGAGGAACATATACAAGCACACTATGACTTTATCATTGAACAGCTCTTCACTCCGGGTAAGCTATGGGCTGTGAATACTGGGCTACAACTTGTGTGGTGTAATGCCTATGTCACAAGTATTCAGCCTAATAAAGAGTGGATAATCACTGATGATGACTACCTTGTGTTTAAAGTTGAGTTTGATAACCCTGATGGTGTGTGGTATAAGGCTGATGAAGCCAAGACATTCCTAGAACCATTTGATAACTGTGACTTCCTAGACATGAAAGCAAGCTGTGTAGCCAAGTCAAGACATTGTTGTAATGGTCTACCTAACTGTAACAATATCTGTGAGTGCTGTGAGCAAGACTGTAAAGATATGGACGATATGATTGACCTGTGTACAGCACAAGCCAATGTAGAGTTCATGAATGACTTCTTTGAAGAGTGTAACTCTAAATGGAGAATAGTCTATAACTGCTCAAAGGGTAAATGCAATCAATCCCTTAAAGACTTCTACAAACATGCAATCTGTGATAACTGTGTTCATGAGGTCTTGAATGGTAGCTTTATATCTGACACAGTGCTTGATAGTCATAAGTGGAGCTTTGCCCTAGATGGTCAGTTTAAAGACCCTGTGGTTAGAATCAATGACATTGACTTTAAGATTAGTGGTGAGTACAATGGAGTTCTTACAGCTAACTATAAAGGTGAAATCAGATATGCTAAGTCTTGGGAATGTATTGAGTTCAGCTATAAAGAGGTTTCCCTCTCTGTGCTTACTCTCTGTGCTGAAACTCCTTATATCAAGAAGGGTGTCAATACAGTATCAGTTAGTGGTGTAGAAAGTGAAAATGCTTGTATCTTTATTGATTATGAGGGTGTAACAGTATGATTGGTTATATTGAAAATTCAGTAAGCTCTGGACTAGGTTCAGCTATTATAGCCAAAGATGACTTCTTAGGGGATATTTCTGTGGAATATTCCCTTATGGAAGTTCCTTCAATTAAGCTCACACTTCCTATCCGTTATGGCAAGATGATGAATGGTAACACACATATCATTATCAAGACTGATGATTGGGAATATAGAGGTTATGTTGGTAACAAGGTAAATGACTTTACTAATATGACTGTGAGTGTAGACACCTCTCATATAATTGGGAGATTAGGTAAAAGGACTCTTCCTACAAACGTAACAGTAAAAGCAAGGTCTGTGGTATCAGCAGTAGAGCAAGCAATGGGTTATTGGAAAGGTGAGCAACATAAAGATGACCTATTAAATGACTTTAAGATTGAATACCTAGATGACTATGCTGAGAAGAACTTAATTGAGTATGAGTTTTCTAATGAAACTTTCCTCGAGTTCTTAACTAAGGTGTGTGAAAAGACTACAGCTCTTTATTGGAGAGTAAGTAGACAAGACCCTTATCTAATTCAGTTTGGTATCTTTGGTCATAAGAGAGATGTCCTAATCAATGAGCACACAAAGCTGATTGCATTGAATGAGGTAGAGGAAAACTATGAGGATACTGTGAATATAGCTGTAGCTATGTCAGATAAGTCTGATAGTGGTGCTAGTTCCCTCACCCTTAGAGATATTTTCCATAACCCTAAGTTCATGCTAAAAGGATTCCCTGTGATTAAGACAGGTAATAAAGTAAACTCTCAGCGTTACTATGACTATCCTCAGCTACCAGTATTCGCTCCAGAGATTATTGGAGATGAGTTTGCTGTGATGGACGAGGAAGGTATTGCTTTAGAAGCAGGAGAGCTTTATTGGGGTACTGTGACTGATAATGACACACAATCCATTGCTGATGACAATAGAGAGATTACAGACTCAGATAGACTTAGAGCCACAGAACAGCTCTATAGGACAGCTATAAGACGTTTAATTAACTCTAGACGTAAAGTTACCTATGACATTACAATAGAGCCTTTAGAGCCTAGAATACTAGGTGTAGGTGATAGGGTAATGTTCACACTTAATGCTGGTGTGTGGGAATTAACTGCTTGTACCAAGTATTATGAGAAGATTCTTAAGCAAAGTGATTGGTTCTATGTAACTCACATTACTGATGAGTATGATGTAGGAAATACACATTTACAAAAGCTAAAACTATCCAAGTTCTTATACAGTGATAGAGATATTACTGTGAACCAGTAGGAGGGAATATGTCAAACAGTTATGTAAAACTAGTAAACTCTGTGGCTAGAACTAAGGCTAGGGTTATTCAGCAATCAAAGCAAAGACGTGGAGGTGTAACTGACCTCTATGCCCTTGACTATGTATCAACATTTCATACTGCCAAGGCTTGTGCTCCTTATGGTAATGAAGAAGCTGATGGTGATGGGGATGACAAAGATGTTCAAGGTAGAATTAAAAAGCTAGTCAAAGCCCTTAAGAAAGAAATCCCTGGTACTAAACCAGAGGGAGCTTCTGCTATTGTAGGATTCTTTGGTCTTGAGAGTGATGTTAAAGCTAAACGTTATGAGAATGATTACTTAACTGACTATAAATATGGTCTTATGGAAGATGAACCCACAGCAGAGAATCTAGTAGGCTCTTGGGGAGCTTTTGCAAGTATGTATAAGAACCTAACTCTAAATGAAGGTGGTTATCTAGTAGATGGTAAGCACTGGATTGGTATTGGTTTAGGGCAATGGACTGGTCCAAGGACTAAAGCCTTATATGACTTTGCTAAGAAAGACAAGCGTAGAAGTATTTTCTCATTTAACACACAGATTAAGTTCATGTTGTCAGAGGAAGGTCTAGCTAACGTTGTAAAAGAGGTAGCTTCTAATGATGGAGACATTGAAGAACTTACCCTAAGATTCTTACGAGATTGGGGAAGACAAGAAGGTAACAAACCAGCAGAGCGTGTGGAGTTTGCTAAGAAACACTATGAGTTCATTAAGAATGTCTTAGAGGGTGATGGTAGTGGTAATACAGACAAAGATAAACCAGACCCAGAAGATGTAGTACCAATTAACAAAGACCAATCATCAGCTTCCTTCCGTGTGTTAGTTCCATCAGACTTGGATAGATTCCAAAGATGGTTCTTAAAGTTCATTGTTGAGCAGAATAAGAGTGGCTGTGATGGAGGAAAAGTAAATCCTATTGCAGACGTTCACTTAACTGTGTCAGCTAAGAATGAGCATACAGGAGAGACTGCTGAGATTGACCTTACTGAAATCTTTAGAAGACAGTGGGGTTGTAATTGGATTGGTGATGATGCTAGTGGAGAGGGTATCTTCCCTAATAATAAACCACTAGAAGGCTATGACTTAATGTATTCTGCGTGGTATCTAAATGACTCACAGCGTAGCGCTTTGTTTAGTGCTGGAGAGAAGGTATTCACTGTGTATGCACTAGGTGAAGCCAAAATTACCCTTAGAAACTTCTTAAAATATAGTCATATTAACTAGGAGGAACTATGAGCCTATATGGTACATATAAGAACACCTTGCTTAGAAAGGTTCACAGAGAGACTAAACAATACAAGCTAGAAGGACACCTAGCACACCACCCTACAGACTACCAATCTGTGATAGCTAATGAGAAGCTAAAGGGTGAGATATATTGGTTAGAGTATAAACTGAAACAAGTATTGAAGGAGATGGAAGTAGATGCCCAAGAATAAGAAGATTAGAAAAGACCTTGTTCATAGAATGAGAAATAGAATCCTTGCAGAAGACATTGTGGAGCAGTTTGTGAGACAGCTTATTTATAGTAATGATGTAGGTGGTGCTCGTGAGTTCATTCACTCTGATGATTTCTCATTAAGGATTGAGGATAAAGAGGTTATCTGCTTTAGAAAATCTAACATAATTCAGCTTGATAAAGAAGAATTTAGCTATGATTTTACACACCTTACTCACTTGTGTTTGAGTTTACTAGATGATGAATTTTAGGTATAATTATTATGACAAATGCTTATAAGATAGCCCAACAATATGCAGGTCAGTGTTTGGACTTTGATGGGTATCCTCGTGACCAGCCTTACCAGTGTGTTGACTTAGTAATGATGGTTGCTAGGCAGTTTGGCTTTGAGCTTTGGGGTAATGGTAATCAAATAGGTACTATAGGAGACCTTTCTCCTTGGGTTGAAATAATACCTTATACAGAAGGTATGAAGTTAAAGACAGGAGATATATTTTCTACTGATGATGAACCTGGTGCTGAGGAATATGGTCATACCTTTGTGTATGGTGGAGGAGATTTATCCAATGCTCTGATAGTTGAACAAAATTACCAACACCAATGTACTGTTGAGCACAGAAGAGCTGTAGTTGGTTATGGTAATAGGATTCTTAGGATAGTAAGAATTAAAAATCAGGATAACTATGAACCTACTGATGACAATGGTGTTAAAGTAGGTAATGCTAAAGAGACTGATAAGTTCATTGCTAGAGACTTCTTTGAAATTACTTGTGATAAGGTTGAGGGAATTAAATCCCCTGGAGATACCACTGTGATAGAAACATTCTATAAGTGTAATAAGGTCACAGGTAACATAAATGGTGAATGGCTAATCTATGATAAGTATGATGGCTCTGTGGCTTATATTCCTATTTCTTGTGTGAAGAAGCTAGATGATTACTCTACCACTAAGAAGGAAGAGAAAAAGAAATATGAAACACCTAATGGTTATGACTGGTTTACAGATAAAACTACTGATGGGATAGACCAATCTGGTACACAGAAAATCTATTCCCTAGCACAGTTTGTTTCACTAGGTCGTATAAAAGAAGCCAACTATGAATGGACTTACTCAGCAGGAAGTTCTTTCCCTGAGAATGTACAAGTTCCTGGTAAGGGATTCAATGCCTATGGATTCTTGTCTGATGGTGATGGGAATATTATTATGTCAGCTCCTAAGACTTATGGTGATATTATAGGCAGAACTTACAACACACCCTTTGGATTTAAGGGTAAAGTATATACAACTAATGATAAAACGTCCTTTGACGTTTATGTGAGGTAAACATGGTCTATGTATTAGATAAAGCAGATAGACTCTGCGGTGTTTCTTACATTGACTGGTCTAAACGCTATTCACAGATTCCTAAAGCAACGTGTGAGCAATTAGATGGTCAATGTGATGGAATACAAATTGACTTTGACTGTAGCCTTGATAATGGTAAAGGTAATGGGGTAACTCCTACACCAACACCTATTCCAGAAGAAAAGGTTATTGATATGGCTTGTGTGGGTAAAGGTAAAGAAGATATTATTGAAGACCTTAAGAAACTCGCAGAAGATGGAGAAGACCCAATCCTAGAAATAGAAACAGGTGGTCTATATGGGTAATAACAATCTTATTGTGAAATTATTGGAAGACCAATCTGTGGTTACTGCTCTAACTCTTTTGATTACAACTGCTTGTAGTTATGGTGTGTTCCTTTTAAACCGTAAGAGAGAACAACTTATTGAGCTTACTAAAGGGGCTAAACGTTCTAGTCTACGCTCAGAATACTTGCAGATTTATAATTCTCATGACTTCACAGTAGTTGAAAAGTGGACTATGACTAGACCTATTGTGAATGAGTATTTTAACAAACTCCAAGGAAATCACTATATTCATGGATTGGATAGTAAACTAGAAGAACTATTTAATAAGGAGAAATCTAGTGGTAACGATTGAAAAACACAAGATTAGGTGGGATACTCCACAAGTAGGAGTTACACCTTATAGACAAGTTCATGCTCACTCTACAGGGAATAAAAACTCCACTGTGGATAATGAAGCAGATTACCATCTAAGAAGACCTATTGATTCAGGGTTCTTTACACACGTTGTAGGTAATGGAAGAGTTCTACAAACAGCCCAAACCAATCGTGGAAGCTATGACGTTGGAGGAGGTTGGAATGCCGAAGCCTATGCTTCTGTGGAATTGATTGAGAGTCATAAAACACAAGAAGAATTTGATATTGACTATAGACTATATGTAACACTTCTTCGTGAACTTGCAGTAGAAGGTGGAATCCCAGTAACATTAGATACTGATGATTTAGCTGGTATTAAGACTCATTACTACTGTACTTATAATCAGCCTGATAATCATTCAGACCACGTTGACCCTTACCCTTATTTAGAAAGTTGGGGAATTTCAAAAGCCCAATTCAAGAAAGATATTGAGAATGGGATTGGTGGTACTGAGGGTTGGAAGAAGAATACTACAGGATATTGGTATGAGTATGCTGATGGTACTTACCCTAAAAATCAATTCAAGAAGATTGATGGTACATGGTACTACTTTGATGGTAGTGGCTATATGTACTCTAATCGTTGGTTGAAACATACTGATGGTTATTGGTATTGGTTTAACAGCTCTGGTGAAATGGTAACTGGTTGGAAGAATATTGCTGGTAAGTGGTATTATTTCAAAGAAGAAGGTGCTATGAAGACTGGTTGGTTAAAAGACAAAGAGAAGTGGTATTATCTAGACCCAGCTAATGGTGATATGCAAACTAACACCTTTGTGAAGGGTAGAGATGGTTGGTATTTTGTGGATAATGATGGTGTGATGAACACTAACGGAACATTCACAACGGATAAAGATGGAATTGTTAAAATCCAAAAAGGAGAAACTAAATGACAAAAGTTAAAGTTGGTTTAGGTTGCTTGCTAGAGCTTCTTAAAAAAGACCCAATCGTTAAGATTGTAAGTGAGCTTCCTCCAAAAGAGACCGCTGAACTTAATTTCATTTACCTTGTGCCTAAAGACAATGCAGGTCAAGACAAACGTGCTTATGTACTACGTCCTGACAGAAGTGGCTATGATGCCATTGACTTGTCTCCACAAGTAATTGATGTAGTAGGTGAAGGTCTAATCACTGTGAAGAAAGAAGTACATAATGAGAATGGTGATGTAACGTTCACTGTGACTACTTCTCCTTCATTCCAAGCAGTATTGGATTCATTGACAGCTAAAGACAAAGAGTTGGATACTAAAGTGTCTGCCTTGGAAGCTAAAGATGCTGTGCATGAAGCTAAACTCTCAGCTATTGAAGCTAAGGACTCTGAGCAAGATACTAAGTTAGAAGCTCTTAAAGCTCATGATGACCAAGTAGATGATGCTCTTGAAGCTGTAGGTAAGACTATTGAGAAAACAGTAGACCTTATTGATGCTAAAGTCCTTGAGCTTAAGAAAGACAATGAACGTCAAGATGGTGCTTTAGATGACTTAGGAGAGTCTGTGAAAGACTTGAATGAGTCTGTGCAACACTTAGATGAAGAGCATGGTAAGGCTATTGCAGACTTACAAAAAGACTCTCAAGGTTTGAAAGAGTTGACTAGTGAACTAGATAACTCAATCAATGAAATCAATGACCAACTTAAACTCTTAGATGGTGGTCTTGAGGAAGAAGTTAAAGCAATCCACACAGAGGTAGGAGACATTACCAATGCTGTGACTGAGATTGAAAACAGAACTGACAAACTTGCTAAAGATGCTGAGGATAAATCCAAATCACAAGCTGAGAAAGATGGTTCACAAGATGCTGAGATTGAAGCCCTTAAGAAGAAAGATGCAGAAGTAGAAACTGCTCTTGAAACATTGGGTGAAACTCTTGGTAAAACAGTTGACTTGATTGACCATAAAGCAGAGGGTCTTGACACAAGAGTTAAGGCTTTGGAAGCTAAGGAAGATTCAGACAAGCAAACATTGGCTATTGCTGGTAACAAACTTTCTATCTCTAATGGTAATGAAGTTGACCTACCACAATATGATGATACTGCTGTGAAAGATGCTATCAACCACTTAGGTGATGGCTTGAACCAAGCAATGGACTACACAGAGCAAGTCAAGAACTATGTAGATTCTAAGGCTGATGCTCTTACATTGGTACTTGGTACAGCTAAAGCTGATGCTGATGCTAAAAATACTGCTCTTACAGCTCGTGTGAATGTTCTTGAAGAAGCTAAACCAGTAGTAGAAAATAAACTTGCTGAGCTTGCAGTTAAGAATGATTCACAAGATGAGAAGATTACAGCTCTTGAAAACAGAACAGATAACTTTATCAATAATGTTACTGTGTCTAAGGAAGCTGGTAAAGTCAAACTGACTTACTCTCGTGTGGACGGTTCTTCTAGTGAAGTAGAGTTTGAGGACAGTGATACTGTTACCCTTGCCTATGATGATGAACCATTGAAGACTCGTATCAAAGCCTTAGAAGATAAGGAAGATAAAGATACTATCTACAATGACACAGAAGTTAAGCAAGGTATTCAAGCTAATACTGCTTCTATTACAGCCCTTGATACTAAGGTTGATGGGAATAAACAAGCACAAGATGGTAAGAATACAGAGTTAGAAAACAGAATCCAAGCCTTGGAAGTTAAACCAGACAAAGATACTGTATATGATGATACTGCTCTTGCTGGTCGTGTAACTGCTAACAAAGAAGCTCAAGACGCTAAGAATACAGAACTTGAAGGTAAGATTACAGCCTTGGAAAACAAGGTTGATAATGATAACCAAACTCTTACTCTTGATGACCATACATTGTCAATCAGTGGAGGTAATGCAGTTACCCTTCCTAAATATGATGACAGTGCTTTGAAGGCTGATGTGGAAGAGCTTAAGGCTAAAGACACAGAATTGGCTAACAAAGACCAAGAGTTGACTAATGAAATCAACACACTCAAAGCTAAAACAGATAACTTCGTATCTGGTGTCTCTGTGAACAAAGAAGGTAACAAAGTCAAATTGACTTATAGTTATGTTGATGGTTCTAATAAAGAGGTTGAGTTTGAAGATTCTGATACAGTAACTCTTGCTTATGATGACACTGCTGTGAAAGAACGTCTTACTGCTTTGGAAACTAAGCCTGATAAAGATACAGTATATGACGATACTGAGCTTAAAGGTAAAGTTGAAGCTTTGACTACTCGTGTGACTACTGATGAAAGTGCTCAGGCTATTAAGGATAATGCACAAGATGCTGAAATCCAAGCTCTTAAAGCTAAAGATGCTGAATTGGCTAAGTCTATCACAGACAACAAAGCTGATGCTGATACTAAGGTTCAAGGTTTGGATACACGTCTCCAAGCTATTGAAGCTAAAGAGGACAATGATAAACAAACATTGAGCCTTACTGACCACACATTGTCTATCTATAACGGTAACTCTGTAGAGCTTCCTAAGTATGATGATACTGTGGTTAAAGCTAAGAATGCTTCACAAGATGAAGAAATCAATGCTCTTAAAGAGAAGACTAAATCATTCTTGACTGGTGCTAGTGTGACAAGACAAGGTAATGTAGTTACCCTTACTTACACTAACATTGATGGTTCATCTACTAATCTTGAGTTCAATGACAATGATACTAAGGCAATCGCTTATGACGATACAGCCCTTAAAGCTCGTGTGCAAGACCTTGAGAATAGAGCAGATAATGACACTATCTATAATGATGCACCTATTAAAGAACGCTTGAATGCCCTAGAAACTAAAGAAGATAAAGACACAGTATATGATGATGCTCCACTTAAGGAACGTCTTACAGCCCTTGAGACTAAGGTTGATAAGGACACTGTGTATGATGATACAGAAGTTAAGAAACTTATCCAAGCTAACAAAGATAGCATTGCTACCACTGACAATATGGTAGATGAGCATGAGAACAAGATTAACACCTTGACTACAGACGTTGAAGCTCTTAAAGCTAAACCTGACAAGGATACAATCTATGATGACTCTGCTGTGACTGCTAGATTGACAGCTCTTGAGACTAAAGAGGATAAAGATACAGTCTATAATGATAAAGAGTTGCGTGACAAGATTACTGCTCTTGAAGGTAAGACTGATAACTTTGTCTCTAACGTAGGTGTATCAAGAGAAGGTAACACTGTGAAGTTGACTTACACTATGGTAAATGGTGACAACAAAGAGGTCTCATTCACAGACAACGATACTGTATCTGTAGCCTATGATGATAGTGCTCTTAGAGGTAGAGTTGAAGCTCTTGAAAATAAACCAGAAGTTGAATATGACCTAGTTAAAACAACCAAAGCTGTGACATTAAGTCAAGGTGAAGGTGTAATCAACCTAGCATCAGAAGCAACTACTGACCCACTTAAAGAGTTAGTCCTTACAGGTAACGTCTCAGCTAAAGTTAAATCACCATTCGGAGGTGAAGAAACTACTGTGGCAGGTAAGGTTGGATTCAACTCTGGTACTACTGGAGATGATATTCAAGGTTCACACAAAGACTCTATCAATGAGTTTGTGTATGTAGATTTCTTCTATACAGGTTCTACTGTGAAAGCATACCTTGTGTATGAACCAGAGAATGAGAATGAAGTGGTTAAATACCGTAAAGCACTTAGCCTAGCTGAGTTGCAAGGTACAGAGCCAGCTAGAATCTCAATCTCTAAAGGTGGAGTTGAGCAAGGTTATGTAGAAGCTACATTCACTGCTGTTACTGCTTCAAGTAACTCTTACAAAGTACAAAAGAAAGGGTAGTTTAGTGGGGGTTTTATCCCCCTTTAAACTATTTAAAGAATAATGGCACTTAAAAGTTATAAATCAAAAGCCTTTACTATCAAGTCTAAAAAGGTTAACAAAGAGATATTTAATAGAGGGCTAAATACATTTGATAATATTGCAGGAGCTAATTTTGGCTATAACAATGATAATCTTACACAAGATGACTTATTTATGGCTATGAGATTAACATGGGCAGTTAAAGATAACTTTGGTATGTCTAACACTCTTGATTATACATCTAAAATACTCTTATTAAGTACATCTAAAACCACATGGTATGATGATTATTTTCACTTGGATTCAGTAAATTCAAATAATAAAACAGATAAGAATAAGTATTACCTAGATGGTAGAATCTCATACAGATATGATGGTCAGTTCCAACTACAATGCTTTTATAATGTATTTGTTGAAAATGAAGATGGTTCTAGGAAAGTATATTCTAAACAACTTAACACAAATAACTTTAAAGGTGAACCTCTTGTTATAAATGCAGATAGAGAATATACAATAAACATTATAAATCCAACAATAACTTTATCAAAGATTTTTCTTGAGTATGAAACAAAAGAGGTAAGTTTATAATATGACTACTAAAAATTACAACATCAATGAACTTAGTGGTACTGATAGTCAAACACTTTCCCTTGAAGGTTATAAACTTAGCATCTCTAACGGTAATAGTGTAAATCTTCCTAATAGTAAAATTGGTCAAATACATGTAAAAGTAAGTACACACAGTGGTCAGTCTATGTATATAAACCAAATATGGAACTTTACCCATTTAACTTTTGATAGTTTTGCAGTCCGTAACATGTATGAGATGCCTGATGGATTTAGACCTATTATTACAGTAACAGTTCCACTTACTCTTAAAGAAACTGGTGAGCCTGTTGGTTATGAGGAAATTGAACCTAATGGAGATATGACATATCATGTTTTTGATAAGTATAAAGACCAATGGGCAGATATATGGGATAAGATAAACACTTGTGAGGTCAGCTATTACACAGACAGACCTTATATTACTTTAAATAATTAGGGGTACTAAATGACAACTAAGAATTATAACAAACTAGAAGATAAATATACACACTACAACCTAAAGTCTACTACTGATGGACTTACTGTGGTTAAGTCACAGGAGAATGGGGAAGAGGTATTCACAATCAATGCTGATGTAGCCTTTGAAAAGCACTACACAAAAGGTGAAGTAGATAAGGCTATTGCTGATAATAATAAGAGAGCACAGTCTCTAACAAAGTATAGTGGTACGTTTAAACAGCCTACTAAACTAAGATACAACAATGGAGATAGACCTCCTGTGTTATCCTATAACCCAGTTACTTCTTTTGGTGTAATGAAGTTAGATGCAACCTTCTACTCTACAATCAACCATAGTGAGGTTATAGCTGAGTTTCCAGCAGGTACTCCACAACCTATTGAGTTTATTGAGGTACAAGCCTATATCAATAATGAGCCTATCTCTATGTGGTATCAAGGTAGAACTGTTAGAGTAACTACAGTACCTCAATCATTGGTAGGAAAACGTGTGATTCTTAACTTTGTTGGATTGTTTGCTTAGGAGAACCTAAATGAAAATGAGTAATGATTTTTATGATATTGCTAAATTTATAGCAACTACAGCACTACCTGCCTTCATTACTTTTATTGGTGTGGTAGGAGTGCAATTAGGTTATGAGATGACTACCCCTGTGGTAGTCCTCACAGCCTTTAATACATTCTTGGGAACAGTCTTAGGGCTGTCTAATATCACATACAAGAAAGAGAATGAATAATGGCAGATAACTGTTTAAATAAGCACTGTGAGTGTGAGAAAGTTGAGCCAAGACCAGAGAACTGTGCTAAGTTACTAGAGCTAAATGACCTAAAGATTAGACCAGCAATGAGGAAAATCTCAACCTCTGAGTGGTGTAATCTTCAAGAAGCTATTAGACAAGCCTTCTATGGTGTGTGGTGTGTAATCAAAAACATTGTAGGTTTCTTGTGTTATATCATTAGAAAGCTAGAGTGCTTAGAGAAGAAAGTAGATAGCTTGTGTGGTACTGTTAAATGTCAAAATGACAGTATTGCAGAGGTTCTGAGTGTATTAAAAGAACAACCAGTTACACCTTGTGAGGTTAGCTGTGATAAGTGCTAGGAGGTCTTATGGACGTTTGTGATTGTCGTTGTGATGATAAAGTAATCACTGGTAAATACTGTGACAAGAATGAATCACAAGAGGATATTAAGCGTGCTGGTGATATAATCAAAGACTCTGAGCAGTGTGATGTTGTTCCTAATACACAGAAGGGTGTATTTAGGCTTTGGTGTAGATTAAGAAAGATTATCAAGACTATCTGTGATGTACTACAACGTATGGTGTGCTTACAGAAGAAGATTAAGTCTTTGTGTGTAACCTTACATTGTATGAAAGCTAATATCATTGAAGCTAACTCAATCACAGTAAAGCGTAACAAGGACATGATTAAGAAGTACAAGCAGAAAGAGCCTAATACTCCTAATGATAAAAAAGGTATCTACAACGAAGCTAAAGCCATCTACGAAGAGCAACTTGTAAGATTGGCTAAAGCCAAGAAACGGTTAGAGGAAATGAAAAAAGACCCTACTGTAGAAGAGGTTGATGGCATCTTTGTATCAGGTGACTTTGATTCTTCTAGGACTGGTAGTTTTTCTTACTTCTCCAAATTATCACTAGCAACCTCTAAAGAAGGTGTTGATTATGCTTCTGGAGGTATCACTTTTGGTAATAATACTCAAGTGGACTACTACTCTACAGACTTATATCCAGGAATATCCACAACTCTAACAAGAGTAGGAAGAACCAGTAGTGGTAAAACCATCAACTTAATGGTAACTATCAATAGTTATGAACTAAGTTCACACGCACAAACAGAGAGTAGTAACTGGATAACTGTTAGAAATGGTGATGGTGCTATTAGAATCCATGTGGGTAACTACTATAAGGTAACTGGTACTTTTGAGTTCTTAGATGAAGCTGACCAGCCTATCAATCTTATGGTAGTAAATGCTGTGAATGATATTGACTATAGACAAGGATTTTGGGCTAGTTTTAATAATAGTAAAACCCTTGTAAAAAACCCTCCAGGTTCAAGGCTTGTAATGAATGGTGGGTACATCAGTGCTGAGGATAGCTTTGATGCTAAAAATGAAAGCAGTATCCCTCTAGGCTCTCTTGTGTATGCAGGAATAGGCACAAAGATTGATTGGGAGATTATAGCTAACCACCCTGGAGTAAACTACATTGATACTGATGGTGGAGGAGATAATAGCTGGTGGATGGACTTCTTTGGTAATGACTTTGAAGGAGAAACTGTAGACCTTCATGAACCTCCAAAACCTATACCCCCTATAGAAGAATGTGACTTAATGTCATGCGATTTTGATTGTTTAGGAGATAACTAATGTCAGATTGTGTAAACTGTCAGTGTGAAGATATAGTAGTTGGTAAGACAGCTTGCCAATCACTCTTAGCACAGAATGATGATAAAATAAAAATGCACGCTCTAGTTCTTAGGGATAGCCAAATGTGTGAGATTGTAGACCAGACAGCTAAGTTTGCCTACTCACAGTGGTGTTTCAATAAGAATGTATCTAATCAGCTATGTTGGTTAGCTAATAATGCAGGAGGAGGTTCTACTGCTCCTACTTATAAAGCAGGTAACTTAATTAGTATCTCTAAAGATGGTACTATTAGCTTTACAGGGAACATTCCTAGTCCTTCACAACCCTACAATGATGCTGATTTAAGAGCAGAGAATGAGAAGCTTAAGAGAGTTTTAAATAAAATTATAAACAACTTACAAGCTAGTGGAGCTTGGCAAGGTGGACTAGATGGTGACTTTGTACCTAACAGAAATATTGCTACTGGTAACATCAACTTGTTTGGTGGTCAACCAGACGGTCAATACTTTATCCGTACTAATAACGGAAGTACAGAAAATGACTTAACAGGAGGTATCTAATAATGGGTTGTTATTCTTGTGGAGGAAATCCCAATACATTTTGTAGAGATTGCACTTACCCTAAAGACACTTGGATTGCTCCTGTGGATAGTCTTCCAGACCCTTTCATGGGTGACTTTGACCATTTGTTTAGAACTCCTGATGGTAATATGTATGCTTTAGCTCCTGATAGGTCTAGTTGGATTCTCATGGGAGGAGCTGGAGGTACAGTCAATAAACCACAGAACCTTGAGCTAGATAATGGTACAAGAGAGCTTACAATCACAAGAGGAAATACAGTAACCCTTCCTAATGATACACAAAACCTCTCAATCAATGGTAGAACAATCACTATCAGTAATGGTAATGCAATCAACCTACCAGAAGATAGAGACACCGTGTATAATGATGCTGAACTCCGTAGACGTATTCAAGCTGTGGAAGATAAGGCTGATAACTTTGTGAGTGGTGTGACTGTTTCAAGAGAAGGAAATAAGGTAAAACTTACCTATACCTTTGTGAATGGTGCTCCTAAAGAGGTTGAATTTGAGGATAAAGACACAATTAGTTTAGCCTATGATGATACAGCCTTAAAAGCTAGGGTTAAAGCATTAGAGGACAAACCTGATAAGGACACAGTATATGATGATAGAGACCTTAAAGCAAGAATAGCTGACTTAGAAGCTAGACCTCTAACTGATGAACCCCTAGCTAAAAGAGTGAGTGTTCTTGAAGCCAAACAAGATAGGGATAATCAAACTTTAGCTTTAGATGCCAACACTCGTGTGCTAAGTATCTCTAATGGTAATAATGTAACTCTACCTAATGATAAACAGACCATTACAAAAGAAGGGAACAAACTTATTCTCTCTAATGGTGGGGGTGAAGTAGAATTACCACAGCCTAATAATACACAGCCTTATGACGATTCCTCTGTGGTCAATAGACTTAATGCTTTAGAAGCTAAAGAGGATAAAGACACTAAGTATAAGGCTAAAGGTAATGGGCTATTCCTTGATAGTGATAATACATTCCACATTGAAATGGCTTTGAATAAAGATTTATCATTCCCTTACCCAAGTAGTACAAGGCATATACCAATAACCTCAGATAAAAGGTATGAAAGTGCTATTAAAGACAGTATTTCTTATGCTGTGGATAATGATGGAACTGAGCAGAGAAACCTTCTTATGGAAGCAGGTATCTTATTTGATTATGAAGGTAATTTTAACTATACTGGTATAGGTGCATCTAATATATCAGGTAGTAATTTCAGAATCACAGGACTATCAACAAATAATACTATAGTAGATTTTGATGGGTATACTACTTTAAGTAATGGTATTAGGTTTGATAGTAATGTATATACTAGTTGGAAAGACTCAAATAATAAAGCAATGATTTCTCTTAAACCTAAAATTATATGGAGTGTTGTGCTAAGTTCTCACACAGAGTATTACACACATTATATCACTAAAGAAGAACTTGATTCGTCAGAGCCTATTGAAATTGAGGTTAAAAAGAATGATATTGTAATAGGTAAGTTAAATCTTACACTTAAAAATGTGAGATTCTATATCCAATCTGTGCAAGGAACTGTTGTTCTGAAAAACCAAAGTGATAATAAATACTACAACATACCGAGGTTAAACTAATGTCAAAGACTACTTATATTAAGAATGAGCAACAACCAACACCTACTGTGACAGCCTATGATGATGCTCCATTAAAGGCTAGGATAACTGCTTTAGAGAATAAGCAAGATAGAGATAACCAAACCCTCACAATCAACAATAGAACTGTTTCTATTAGTGGGGGAAACTCTATTACACTCCCAGAGGACAGAGATACTATCTATAATGATACTGATATTAAACGTAGACTCACAGCACTAGAAGGTAAGACAGATAACTTTGTTACAGGGGTAACTGCTAGTCGTACAGGTAATAAAGTAAAACTTACTTATAACTTTGTAACTGGTCAGCCTAAGACTGTGGAGTTTGATGACAAAGATACCATTAGTGTAGCTTATGATGACACAGCATTAAGGAATAGAATACAAGCATTAGAAGGAAAAGCTGATAGAGATAACCAGACATTGACTGTAAGTGGTAATAATCTCTCTATTAGTGGTGGTAACACAGTAACATTACCTACTCCTACACCTTACAATGATGCAGATATTAAGCGTAGACTTGGTGTGCTTGAAGCTAAGAGGGATAATGATAATCAGACTCTCTCTATTAGTAACAATAGGCTAACCATTTCTAATGGTAATTCTGTGGATATTCCTCAACCTGACCTAAGTAACTATGTCACTGTGAATCAGTACAACGAGCTTAAAGATGCTTTTACTAAGTTACTTGAAGACCTTAAAGGTTCTGGTGCTTGGGAACAAACTGGTGACACTATCTTTAAAGGTAATCTTAAACCTAATAGACACCTTGCTACAGGTAATATCAACCTCTTTGGAGGACAGCCTGATGGTGATGCCTTTATTAGAACTAACAATGGTAGCACAGAGAATGACCTTACAGGAGGAATTTAATGGCTAAGTTTAATTATAATATCTATTATAAAGATGCCCAAACAGGACAAGACTTAGCTTCTCCTGTGAGAGTAGGTTATGATAGTTTTGATACACTTATTTCTGAAACACAGAAGACATTCCAAGGTTATATTGCTAGAGAACTGTGGGAATCCCAAAAAAGAACACCCTCTGAGAGTAGCTATAATAGTTCTCCTAGTGTCATAGCATATAATTCTCAATATAGCACATACCTTGCTAAAAGAAGAATATATGAAAGAAGACAAGAAGAAACTAGGAATCTTCTATCAAATAGTAACTTAAGAAGAACTTATGGTATGATGGTGCTAGAGGACTACAATTTTGGTAGGTCAGGCTCACTATCATACTATGACGATATGAAGATATACACACTAAATAGTGGTGTATCTACCTTAGCTAGACCCATTACTTATGGAGGAAACCCTGAGTATAATAACAAAGAATCAGGACTATATCCAGGTAAATTATACACACTAGAATGGGTATCAAGAACAACAGATTATGATGTAGTAAATGTAGTTATTAGAGTCAATAATTACTATGGAACTGGTCATGGTAAACCTGGTTTATGGATAGCTCGTCCAGAAGGTGGTACTGGTATTGGTATGTGGATGTACAACATTTACCAAATTGACTTCTCTATACACTTTGTTACACCTGGAAATAGAGCCTTAACCTTACCAATATCTACTGCTGTTACAGATATTGACTATAGACAGTATATTAAAGCAGATTTCAATGCTAGTGGTACTATTTATAGTATTCCTCCTGGAAGTGGTATAGGATATAACAGTGGCTATGTAGGAGATAACTCTTACATGAAAATTAGTGACCCTGGTATCTATGATATTCCTAGAGGGTCATTTGTAATGTCAGGTGTAGGAAGTCGTATAGACTTTAGTGCTACAGCAAACGTTCCAGGTATTTCAGAAATTAAAGATGCAGAAGGTAAATCTTCATCATGGACTATCTCACTTTTTGGTAACTCATCTCGTGGTGAAATTATAGACCTTTCTGAACCTGTTCCTCCTACACCCCCTACAGGTACAACTAATGATATTACAATCCTTTATGATAAAGTAGCCAAGCTAAGACCTTGGGCTATTAGAAATAGTGGTCAATGGGTATCATTCACAACCAAGCAGATTGACATGATTATCAGAAAAAGAGGTAAACAAGATACAAGTATCAATGTAGAAGACGCTGGTAAACTATATGGAAGTACAAGCACAGGAGTATACCTCCCACCTTACTCTGCTTCTGGTAATGCTATAAGGAAAGATGGTACATGGAAACAACAAGGAAAGATTGGTAGATAATGGCTTACGAAGATAATAAAAACACAAGATTGAATGAAGCATCTTTCAAGAGTTACAATGAAAATCCTAAAGATAGGTGCTGGTATGATAGCTGTGACTGTGAAGATATTCCTATTGCTGACTGTGATAGGCTTGTTGAGGAAAACAACAAGGGTGTAGGACGTTTTGCTTGTATGGCAGAATCACAGAAGTGCTATAACCCTAAGTTCTTCTCATCATTCATTAAGAAACTAGCTTGTCAACTTAACCACTACATTGAAAATATCTGTGCTTTGTGGGATATGGTACAGTGTATGGGTGAGTATGTAGCATCTATTGGAGATATGGGTAAAGTACACACGAACTACTCTCGTAACTCTGCTGTGTCTTCTGCTACATTCTACTACCCTATCACTAAAGAGTATGACATTGACCTATACATGGATTCTACTACTGGTGTGGACTTTGAGAATGATGACAAGCGTAGACAGCTCACAGATAGACAATATCGTGTGTTCTTACGTTGGTGTGCTGATGGTACTACATTAAACCCACAAGAGGATAACACAATGCAGATTGTAGTCTATCACAGTGGAGAAAGCTATACTACAGACATGGTTAAACAACGCTCTGTGCATTGGCAAATGACTGGTATATCTGATGGTGCTATGGAAATGTCTGACACAATCATTGTACCTGCTGGTCAATACATTAAGGTAAGGGTTGTTCCAGAAAATTCAGCTAGTGGTATATTCAGACTTCATCAATTCAAGGTTGAGTATGTTCCTATTATTGAAGGCAAAGACCTACCTGACTGTTTGAAATTCACAGAGATTCCTAAAGATGACTGTAACTGTGATGATAAAAAGAATAAATAAAAAAGAGCCTAATTGGCTCTTTTTGTTTTATATGAAGAAACCTATTTCCATGTCTACCTCTAACTCTTTGTCAGACCATCTAGTTAGCCACACACAAGTAGGTAAATGAAAACTATCCAACTCTGTTGTGAACTTATGTAAGTAGCTTCTTGGCTTGTCTGCTATGAATACTACACAACCACTACCAAAGTTTTTTATTTCTACTGCAATACCACTATCTGGTATTTTACCATAACTATAATGAACTCTCCTAGGCTTGCCCACTACCCTAAATTTTTCATTTAATAATTCTAAATATTCATCTTGATGCTTTAACATTTTATCCCCTCAAATATAAAACTCTCCAAGTATAGTAACTCTATCATAGGTTTCTTTAAACCATAGTATGTCTGGTATACTTCTATCACTTAAAAGTGAGCACCCATTATGGAAGTGACTAGAATCTTCATTATCAGATATAAATAATGTATAACGATTTTGTCCAATAGGTAAAGCTCTTTCAAATTCTACTATACTACCATTAAACTTTTTATAACCAGTATCTTCTATCTCTATACATGCCCTTGTAGGGTAACGAGTAATAGTATACTTTTTATCCTCAATAGCTTTTAATATTTTATATATATATGTCATATCCACAACCCTTTCATAATCAGTTTTACATGGTCTTTGCTCAATATCACACAGCGTCTTTCTAGTGTTTTACAGTGATTTAGTATATAACTAAATCCATAATATGCTCTCTTCTGTCTCTCATCAGCAACAAATAGATAACCACCATTCAACAATCTAGCATAACCCTTCACACCATCATATAGGTTTAGTGCTCTTATACAAGGTGATTTAAAATAACCTTTAGCCCACCCTTTTAATTGATTATCTGTAAGGATAGTTAAGGCTCTATCTCTAGGCATCATTGTCATATATAGAATCCTCCTATTGGTGTTATGGTTACCTCATTTTCAAATACCCATAAGCATCTACCACTAAAGTATGTTTTATCAAATACAGCAGACCCATCATGTAAATAGTCTTCATTAGATTTATCAGCTATAAATAAATGGTCTTTTTCATTATCTCTATCATAGATTTCAACAACATACCCAGGTACATTTTCCAAATTCCAATACTGATTAAGCAAACACCTTTTAGGATTCTTAGCAATCCAGTATTCATCATCTAGGCTGTCATCTATTATTTTCATTAGTTCATCTACTGTTTCCATGATAACCTCATTAAATATAAAACCCACAAGGCTCTCTTAATTCTATCTCACTTTTATCTGCCCATCTGCATCTAAATTGAAAGCAGTCTGTAGTGAATAAAGATGGAGCATTGTGGAAATATCTTGTATCCTTTATGTCAGATATAAAGATAGAATCCCCATAGTCATAGTCAGGATACCAAAATTCCACAAAGTACCCAGGAACATTTACTAAATCATAAACGTTCTTTAGCACACATCTTTTTGGTGTTCCTGATACTTTTACAAAGTCTGCATCTGTGTTCTTCCTTATTACTTTTAATAATTCTCCTATAGTTTCCATAATACACTCCTACACATAAAACCCTTTAGAGAACTGTTCTGTACCTAAGTCTACTTGTCCTGTAAATGGTAACTCATAGCATCTACTCTCTAATAAAGGTGAAAATTTAATTATCTTATGTCCATTATGGAATCTAGGTTTAGGGTTCTCAGCAATAAAAAGCAAGCGCTTCTCCTCACCTCTATAAAAACCAATAGCGATACATCTCACACCGAACAGCTCAAATGGTTGTGGAGTTTGCTTAGGAAATGAGATACCCTTCTTAGCCATTCTTCTTAATACTTCAATATCTTTCATTTCTTACCTCTTATATATCTACCATATAGGGCTTGATTACCCTTTAGTCCTAGTACATGCTCTGTGTAAGCTACATAGCCTGTATTTACCATATAAGGGTAAAGCATATTCTGTTCAGCTCTAATGAGCTTACGCTTACGTCTGAGCTTCTTAAGCTTTCTGTGGTCAAGAGTATCTTTTATCTCCTTACCAATCTCTTTATACAGCTTCTCAAGCTCTATATACTTGTCTGATGCTTCATCAGCGGTGAGCTTCTGGGTAGTCTTCATAGTACCATAGCTCCTCTCCATTACGTTTAAGGATAATATCTACATCACCCTCTTTAGTTCTTGTGTACACAGTATCATCTCCAATCCATTCCCTAATGAATTTGTTTCGTGTGACATAATTACTAATTTCCAAGGTGTGGTAGCAGTTTCCTAGCTCATCAATCCTTTTTAGAATCCACACTTTCTTTATAATACTCATACATACTCCTTGATATAACAATACCTCTAGTAATGTTTCTTGGTTTACACTCTGTTCTGTGTCTAGTAATCAATCCACCTTTGAATACATAAAGTCTATATCCTAATAACATTTGTGTAACATCATGAGGTAGCACAAGTCTCTCTTTATTTTCTAGAAAGTCTTGCTCTGCATACCAATCCATGAACTCATAGGTGAACTTTTTATACTCTTCTAGTCTATAAGGCTTACCTGTGATATAAGAGAACATTTCTCTAGCTTTCTCAGGAATAGTCTTGATAAAGTCAGTCTTCACACACAGCTCATTGATATAACTAATGTCAGAAGCTAGTTGATAAGCCATAGGATAGCTAATACCATAGATATTCTCAAACTCAATAAATTGTCTAGCAATCTCTGATGTCTTCCACTTATAGAAGTTATCTTTAGGTAGCTTATCTAAGAAGTCACAAGACACAGCAAGTAGGAACTCACCTCTACTAAGACCAGTTATACCTCTCTTTGAAAGTGGAGTTGTATATCTAGGAACTATCACAGTCTTCTCACTGTCTAGCTTTTTGGCTAATAGGTTTAGCTCTTTAAGTGTAATCATACCTTGTCTATTCGTATGTCTTCTCACAAAGTCCTTATCACCCACAAGACGATACACAAGCACAGTAAGTAGTTTTTCTCTAATAGGTACAGGGTGATTGTTCATTGTCCTAATAAGAATCTGTGACATTTTATCAAGGTATTTAAGGTTGTTTGGATAGTGCTTACGGTACAAGGGATTTCTTTTCATACCATTCAAGTCATACTTATACTCAAAGGCATCACGTCTTAGGAGTACATACTCTTTAAGACCTTCTAATGTTATTGTCATATTTACCCTCCTAGATGCACACAATTAAATGTCGTAGTCTAACTGGTAGACACACAGGCAAGCTATAATTTAGATAGAAAGGAATAGACCTAAATTATTTATAAACAGAAGGGGGAGTATTGTGTGCATTTAGGAAGGAAAATCCTTCCACGCTAGAATTATAATAGGAGTAAAAATCATGACGAGGGTTTCCCCTCATGGAACTGGTAGGTAATCTGTCTAATGGAAAAACGTATTACAGGTAAAATCAGCATGAAAATTTAACAAATTAAGGAGTGTCCCCTACCAGCTCTATGAGAGGAGTGACTAGATGTTAATTAGAAATTAAATCTTTCTTTAGTTATAGTTTAGTTTGTTAGTCACTCACCCTATTATTTAATTACTCTGCATCAGACCAATCGTCTGTGTCTACATCTACGTCATCATCAGAATCATCTTCATCAAGAGCGAAGAAGTCTACAACGTTCCATGAAGGCTTGTCATTGTAAGGTTGACCCTCTTTAATCACAATACCAACATATTTACCTTGAAGGTCATCAGTATCTACAGCTTCTTCACCTTCCATACCTAATGCTGATAGTAGACTGTAAAGTTGTTCACGTCCAATCTTGTTATCCAACATGAATGAAGTTATTGTATGAGGAGCATTTTGACCAAAGTCACCTTTAAGTGTCACTTTAACCATATCAATCTGTGAGCGTGATACAGTCTGCTCTACACCTTGGATAACAGCTTCATATCTGCCAGGTTCATAGGCAAAATCTTCTTTTTTGGTTGCTTTAACAGTAATAATTGACATTATTCTTTAACCTCTTTCGTTTTTGCTTGTGTGCTACCATCAGTCAATCCCACAACAGCTTCCCAAGTAGGGTTGATAATTGTGTCAGGAATTACTAGACCAGGTTTACGAGTTACCTTTAGGGTGTAGATAGGATTTCCTGCAAGACGTACTTGGTAGAAGTCCTTAACTTTTTTCTCACCCTTAACAATCTTAGATTTAGTCACACGCTCTGTATGACCAATGATACGAGATGATGCTGTAATATACTTAGCCACACTATCCATAAGGTTAGGTACAGTCTGTGCTGGTACATTCTCATCTACTACATCTTCAATGTTCAAGTTCTTTTCTTGTGCAATAACATATACATTCTTACCTTGATAAGATAAGTCCACAAGCTCATCAATAAATGCTTTCAATCGAGTAGATGCTTCACCATAGTGGTTAATAAGCATTTTCTTGATATTATTAGATTCCATAATGTCCTTGTAGCAAAGCTCTTGAACGTTTGTTAAGTGGTCTACAGCAATACTATCAAAGTCTTTAGCGTAGCTTAAGGCTTCAATCACATCATTCCAACTAGCACACTCAGCTACAGAGAAACGGTCATCTTGTTCCACAGAAGCAAGTCCACGGTCTGTATCTATAATCAATACATTACCAGGTAATGAGTTGATAAAGCTAGACTTACCAGAACCAGGTGCTCCATAGAAAACTGTCATTGTATGTAACTTAATTTTATTTAACTTCTTTAGCTTCACTATTTCCTACTTTCCAGTTGAACCATATCCACCACGGTCAGCATTACCAAGGGTCATAACTTCCTTGAAATGTAGTTCAGGTTGGTTCTTTGTAATTCTGAATTGACACAAGCGTTGACCCTTTTCAATGCTACCAGCTTTAGTTGCATAGAACTTAGCACCCCAAAAGTCATTATCTCCACAGAAAGAGTTATCAATGATACCCATACTGTTTGTGAGTAATAGTCCTGTATTTTGGAATGTGCTTGAGCGTGGTAGTATATGTGCTTCATATCCTTTAGGAAGCTCCATAGCCACACCAAAGTCAATCACTACTGTGTCACCAGCTTTATAAGTTACTTTTGTGTTGGATTCTAGGTCAATCCAATCTCCAACTACAATACGATTGATAGGGTTCACACCATCATCTCGTAACTTTACTTTAACTACTTTGAAATTATGTAGCAATTCATATAGGTGTACAAAGAAGTTCAATCCAAAGTACACAGCTACAATAATCACAAGGGCTAATTCAATCTTAGTCATTGTTTGATTCATACTCCTTCATCATATCATTAAGCATATCAGACATACAAGCAAGCCCTAGTTTGTAAGTTGGAGCTAAGTTTGTCATACAAGCACCAAGCATAAAGTTTATTTGATAATCTGACATTGGCTTTAACTCATCTTCACTAGGTCTATAGTCTTTCTCAGAGTAATATACCTCATCAGCAGAGTCAAATGCTTTATCAATGAATACTTGTGCTTTTTTAAGGTCATCTAAACCATTCTTGTGTTTGTATCTCCACACATACTTCACAGCAGAAGCAATCAAGGGGTTTAGTCCAGCTTCTAACCAGAAATCCCAACATTCCAATCCTGTCTCTGTATAGCGTTTAGGATTTATAATATCTTCACCCATTACTTCTTACCTCGTCTGTCAATATAAAACACGGAGATAATAAAGATACCAAGTAGAGCTTGCTCTAATAAGTTATACAAGTTATCACTCATGATAATCTCCAATCCTCTTAATCTTTAGTCTGTACTCAGCTAAGTCTTCCTCAGCCTTAACTAACTCCAAGTAACGGATAGGTGATAGTGTTACAGAGGTTACTCCATCAATACCTCCTAGAAGGCTCTCAATTTGCTTCTCCTCGTTTTTTCTATAGTTCCTTATAATATGTCCAAGTTCATCTTTATCATCTTCTAGTGACGTTTTAGAGCCTTGTAGGACTATTACAAAGTAAATAGATACACACAGAGCTATAATCAGTACAGTAACCACTGCTAAAAGTGCTTCAATCATTCTACTAACCTATAGTGCTTCACAGTGAAGCCATCACCTTTCGTTGTTACTACTACTTTATCTTCTGTGAGCTTATCTTTTAAGCCTAAGTAATAGGTGTCACCAGTATAATCTCCATCAATGGTGCTAACTACTACTTCCCCACAGTAATCTTCAAAGGCTTTGAATGTTCTTGCTCCTCCAATGACCCAAACATCTCTATCAGTTTCTTTTTCAAACTGTAAGACCTCCTCCACAGAGTTAGCAATATAAACATTCTCATCATCATAGCCATCAATCTCATCTTTGTGTGTCAATACCACATTGATTCTACCCTTAAGAGGTTTACTTCCGATTGATACCCATGTAGCAAGACCCATGACAACTACTCCACCTGTTGTTTGGTTTTTAAAGTAGTTAAGGTCAGCTTTATTAGACCAAGGTAACTTTCCTTTATTACCAATAAGTCCATTCTTATCTTGTGCCCAAATAAACTTAAGCATCTTGTTTCTCTTCTTCTTTTTCAATCTTGATTCCATTGAAGGTCACACGACCACTACCAAACTTAACGCTTGTGATAATCTTGTCTTCACCTTCAAGGAATTTGTTTAGGTTTTCATCAAACTGCTCTAGGTTAGCTGTTTTGAATGTTTTAGTAAAAGTATCTTTACCCATAACTCACCTCACAAAGAGTAAAGGGCTACTAAGTAGCCCATACCCATTAGTCTACTTTAACTAGGAACGCTTCATGATTGAATTGAGGGAAACGTTCTTCAATTTCAGCTTTGGTGAATTTACCAATCTTGTCAGTACCATGACCAAGCACGTCAGCTTCTTCTGTGAATCCAGAAAGTTCACCGTTAGCATTGATAGCAATGTATGGTGCATTAACACGACGTGGTTTCTTACCTACGAAGATAATGTAACGTGGTTCAAGAAAGTCAGTTGGTAATTCAATTCCAAGTTCTTGAGCGAGTGAGACAAATAGTTCTTTTTTGTTAGCCATTGTGCTAACCTCCTTAATAATATTTGTAGAGGGTTTATTGTGATTAGCTCTACCACCACAAGACTAGTTTATCAAAAACGTGTTACCTTGTCAAGAGGTAAATTAAACTTTTTTAAAACTTTTTTCTATAAATTCATCTAAGTCTTCTACAACATCACCAATATAGACTTTATAGAAGTAGTCATATACTCCAGGTTGTCTCTTTTTTGGTGGTGTGTACATACGAAGATTAGGGTTTTTGGCAATCATTGTGGTTAATTCACAGAATTGCTCAAACATATCAGCTCCACGGTACTTATTATAAGGGAACTTAATATGCTTCACACGATACATACGTCCTTTTAAAACCTCTTTAGGGTTCACACACTCAAAGCAAAAGTCTTTTACTTTATAGCCTAGCTTGGTCATGACTTCCATGTACATGTTACCTTGAAGACTATATCGCATTTCTGCTTCTTGTGGTGCTTCACTATAGGTCTTGTAGTCAATAAGAGACACAGTACCATCACCATTATCAATAACAGCATCAACAAAGCCTATAAACTCATGACCATTAGGGAGTTCAAGTTCAATCTTCTTCTCTGTCTCTACTACTTTGGTGAAATCTACAGTTTCACCTTCTGCAAGATAGCGCTCCACAGCAAGTAGACCTGTATGTCTAGCTTCATCATTGAATGGTGAGTGCTCATGTACTTTAAGAGTCATCTCCTTAAGTTGCTCTTCTGTGAGTTCTCCATTGTGCTGTGCCATCAGTTCCATAGCTGTGTGGAATACTGTACCTCTATCCATATATTTTGTACGGTCAGGGTCAGGTATTTCCTTATACCCAGCTACATACTTACACCAATGTTCCCAAGGATTCTCTAGGTAGGTATTCACACGAGATACACTAAATTTCATAGTTAACCTTTCTGTGTTTGTACAAATGATAATTTATTAGGGTTAACCCACAATGAGAACTTTTCTACATCATCTTCACCATATATATTTAAAATAAATAGTTCTCCATTAGGTAAAGTGCTCAATAATGAATCTTTTTCTGATTTAGAAGCAATAAAAGATAGGCTTTCACTATTACTCCATTTAAGGTATACTCTATAAAAATCTCTATGCTCTCCAAGTGGCATATACATAGAAGGGTCTAAATCCCTATTAAATTGATAACCTTTTATTTCCATTATTCACCTTCAATTTCTATACGTTTCTTAAGCACAGTAAGGTAAGTATTCATTGCATTTAGCTGTAGCTCCAATAACCACAGAGGACAGTCTAGTTCAACCTTTATCTCACCCATATAGTATTTAAGAATAAATGAATTTAACTTAGATACACGTTCTTCAAGCTGTGCATGTTCTTCCTTAAGTCTATTTTTATAATCACTCATATTTATCTCCTATTTCTGTACTAGTTTAGGTAGAATTTCTTCTACAAGTATTGAGTAATTAGGTGCTAGTAGATATTTACTCATTTGAAAGATAAATGCACACACAATTAAAATGATAATTGCAATCACAAGTTTCTTAAAAGTGCTCATATTATCATTCACATTCTTTCGTGTAAGGACTTTAGCATAGTCATACCGAGATAATTCTCTTGGAACATCTCCATAGTCCAACAAACTCCAATCAACAGTACAATTTTTGTAGAGAATTGCTGTGGTAGCACCTAAAAGCACAATCACAATAAGCATAGCAAAGGAAGCCTTACTTAACACTGTGTAATAAGTCCACTCTCTCACAAGTTGTTCATAGAGTTGTGGTGTATTGTCTTTGATAGAACCCAACAATGATGAGATACCATCTATAGATACATTCATACCTTTTGCTAATGCTTCCAGCAAATTATCCATTATCAATCTCCTTTTTTTCTAGCAAAACAGCAATAATAGTATTAGGGTTTATTATAACATCTTCGGTATCTAGGTAAGCTAATCTGAAAATTTTTGATTCACTTAGATAACTTTCAAACCTTGATAGTGCAAATGATGGGACGTAGAAATTCATTTCCTTATCTGTTATAAACTTGATATTGACTAGGTAAACATGTTTAGTAACATATCTACCTTCTTTAACTCCATCCACTATAGTGCTTAACTTATGGCTAACTTTCAAGTATTTCATAATTATATCCCCAGTTCTTTAGCAAATTGCCAAACCCAAGCTAACTCTGATTCTTTAATAACCTTCTCTGTGAGTTTAACACTTGCATCTTTCGATAATTTAGCTATATCTTTCTCAGAGTAATAAACAAAGTTACCTATAATTAGTTTTCCTTTACTATCCACAAAGACTCTTCTATATGTATCATTACCACAAGGTACAGCAATGTAGTAGTATTTATCCATTACTGAATAACCATTTACCCAGGCATAGGCAAAGTCATCAGAGTGTATTCTAGCCCACTGTGCATAACTATTAGCATCACCACTAAAAGATTCAGCTATGTGTTCACCAAACTTATCTACTGGGTCTAGTGCACCATAAAGTGTTATGCTATGAGACTTACAATATTCAATCCACTCAGCTATATCTCTTGGAATTAAAAGTGTTTGTTTCATGGTTGTTTACCCTCCTGCAAATAATGAATAAGATTGTCAAATCGCATACCTTGTGAATAATCAGCTCCAGTACGCTGTGTACGCTCTATATTCAAATCATTCTTTACTGTGGTAAGTTTCTTGTCTAACTCATTCACTCTGTTCAGCATCAGCATTAGTGCTAGACTTAGGAGCAATAGTAGACACCCACTTACCAGACAGTATAGCTTCAATAACTTTCTTTTCATTCTCTTCTGTGATTAGTCCTTTTCTATCTAGGGCTTTGATTGTCTGCATACGAGTTTTACCGAGCTGTTTGGATTTTCTGATGATACGTCCAATATTTATATCAATAGTAGGTACACCTTCATTGACATATTGCATCATATCTACCTCAAAAATCTCTGATAATCGCTTAACATTGGTAGCAGACGGTAAGTTATGACCATTTTCCCAACTAGCCACACGAGAGTTATTCTTATAACCCAATCGCTTAGATAGTTGCATTTGTGTCATTTTGTTTGAGAGTCTTAACTCTCTAATTCTTCTTCCCAGTACGCTCACTAATTGTATATCCTCTTGGCTTTCCATTGTAATGCTCAATTAGCACACCAAGCTCCACAATGAAATCTTTAAACTCAGGATACTCTTTAGCCAGTTCCTCTTTATTCTTTGTCTTGACTGTGAACTTATTAGGTTCTACAGCCCAACCAGTGCTTCCATTAGCATATTTACAGAAGTAGTGCTCTGATGGTAACTTAATTGCATAAGTTTTCTCAGATTCCTTCTCATTGTAACGTCCACACAGAACAGCCAATCCTAATCGTTTAATTAAGTTTTTAATCTCATCAGCTCGTTTACCTCGTGCTAGACGAATAAACCAAGGCTGTGATTGTCTTGCATTAGACGTAAAAATGTAGTTAATGTAACCTAGTGTGCTAATTTTATCATGAATACTACTAATTTTCAGTGTATTGAAAAATTTAATTTCTTCTTTAGATAACTCTGGTACTTCTACAGAAAATGTAGCTCTATCTTGTTTAGGTAGCTCTTGCTCTCCATAATAGGCTTTTACTTTATCTAAATACTCTGTTTTAATTGTTTCCATTTTGCAGGAAATAAACTTGTTTAAGATGAATGGTGTGATACCAATCTCTTTACTCAACTGAGCTTTACTCATGGTCTCAAGACTTTTTAAAATTTGTTCTTTCATGTCTTGCTCCTTTCTACATATACTAGTTTAACCTATATTCGGATATTTGTCAAGAGGAAATTAGAGAAAATTTAAAAATTTTCCCTTTTATTTTCCATCCTCTTTTAATTGGTCAGTTAAACAAGCGCTACAAGGAGTTACTTCATAGCCCAAGAACATTGCCAATACTTGATTAGCCACACGAGACTGCTCCAAGAATACAAACTTAACATTATCATTAGCAATATCTACTTGCCATGCTTCAAAGGACGTTATCACAGCCACGAGAACATGTTTTAACAAGCACCAAAGGTCAGGGTTGCCATTATCATTAGCTTGTGATTTAAGTAGCTCCATAGCCCTTCTACGCTGTTCTGTGACCTGCTGTAGTGTCATTGTAATCTGATTCACTTTGTCCTTTGTGTCATAGATAGCAATCTTGTCTTCTTCTGACTGCAAGTCTGGTGTGTCAATATTATACCAAAATTTAATTTGGTCTTCATATTTACGGATAAGAATTTCAAGATGGTATTCACTAGCACCTAAGTGCATGATATTAGTAATAATATCCTCAGTAATACCAACTGAGCTGTTCTTGTTTACTGTCATGTATTAAACCTCTGTATTCATACCTCACAAAGTAGGTAGATTTAGTCTTATTGAACATGAGGTCATAGAAGGCATAGGCTTTCTCATAGGTGAGAAATACATGCTCTTCTACTAATTCCCCATCAAAGTATTCGTCAACTGCGTACATACTCTCTAAAACCATTTCTGATAATGAACTTAGCAAGTTCCTCTACCTCTGGTGTGTTAGCTGGATAGTGAATCTGTAACTGATTCCCTCTATCCCCCACAGCATAAGTAAAGGCTATATTGTGTGAGACGTAGCGTGTTTTCATAAAGGTTACAGCGCTGTTGTGCATAATCATAAAGTCTATGTTAGATGGTAGTCTAAAGTTGAGCTTGTACATTTCATCAAAACTAGCAAAAATAGTAACATTTTCTCCATAGTGTTTGTTAATGTTTCTAAGCCCCTTTATAAACTTGCACATCACATATTCTCTACCCTCTACACCAATCTCATACTTAGGTTCATAGTCAATTTGGTTTCTACAGTAGTGTTCTATATCTGCTTGAAAGCACAGTCTATTCTTCTCTCTGAGCTTTTTATAGTCTTCCATAGAGTAACTGTACTTGTCATATAAGTGCATTAGTGTCCTCCCCAACATGAAGAAACTTCTACATCAGCCACAAGAGGGATAGGTACATCTAACCCTTCGACTATAGGAGGATTCTCCATAATTGATTGTAGTTTAGGTACTAGTTCTTCTACATAGTCATCTTTAATCTCAAAAAGAATGGCATCATGCACAGAACCTAGTACATTAAATCTTGTGTGGTCTAGTTCCTTGCTGAATACAATCTCAGCTAAAGCACTGGTACACAGGTCAGACCCAAAACCTTGCACTGGTGAGTTAATGGCTTGTCTTTCATCAGCAGAACGCTTTTTAAAGTCATAGCCATTGATATTATCAAACCATCTTTTACGTCCAATAGGAGACTCAATATATCCATGCTGTCTAGCAAATTCCTTACATTCTTCATGCCACACAAGCAATCTAGGATAGGCATTAAAGAAATCGGCACGGATTTTCTCACTATCCTCTTGTGTAAGGTCTAGACCATATCCTTTAGCATAGGCAATAAAAGTTTTTGCAACCATTCCATATAAGAAGCCAAAGTTAGCACTCTTAGATTGAGTACGTCTTCTCTTCTGCTCATCATGGCTCAACTCGCTAGTGTCACCAAACAGAAGCTCTGTAGTCTTACTGTGCAAGTCACTACCTGATTGATAAGCATGTTGCATATTTAAGTCACCTGACAGCCAACTAGCCACACGAAGCTCTAACTGTGAATAGTCAAGTTCTGCTAGTTTCCAACCTGGTCTAGCTTCAATAAGATTACGCACATAGCTATCTTGAGGACACTGTTGAAGATTAGGTGAGTTACAAGTAGTTCTACCTGTCCTTGCTGTAATATTAAAGCTAGGGTAAATCTTACCATCTACTTGTAGGTCTTCCCAAGATTCAATAAATGTAATCAACTTAGATATACGTTTATATTCAAGCAATGTATCTACACAGTCATTACCTACATAGTTTGATAGTGTATCTACTCCCACAGAAGGAGCACCAGCTTTTGTACGTTCAACTACTTCAAGTCCTTGACCATAACCAATAACCACAGGAAGATAATGCTTAACCATCTTGACTTTACCATGAATGTCATGCTCTTTCTTGTGTGCATTGGCTTCTTTACGTTCCTTGAACTCAGCAATAACTTTACCATTATTATCCACAATAGCATAGGTATTGGGCAATCTCTCACCTTGCTCATCATAGACTGGTTCATCTTTAGGAGCAAAGAGAATACTTGCTACTTGTGCATTAGAGTTCCAATTTATATCTCCATAAGTCAAGAGTTTTTCTGTGTAAGGTCTAAGCTCTGCTTCTAGTTTTTCAAGTACCTCATGTCTTCTAGGGCTAATAGGTACTCCACCCTTTTCAACCTCATAGTAGGCTTTGTATGCTCTCATTTCATGCTTAAATACCTTAAGTAAATCATAGCGTGCAATTTTCTTTTGGAAAATCTTCAAGAGCTTCATAGGATACAGTACATCATCAAGACCATAGGCTTTAAACTGTTCTGTAATTGTACCAGTTTTAGCTTCTTTGGCTATATCATACTTAACATGGAAATACTTCTCTGTGAGTGGTTTAAGACCTAGCTCTTCTTCTCCACAAACGTGAGCAAGTACAAGGGTATCTAGCCATAGGTTTAAAGAGATACCAGTCTTAACATAAAGGAACAGTAAGTCAAATTTACCATTGTGGGTAACTAATTTACATTCCTTGAGCTTTTTCATTAAAGCTGTCTGTCTCTTCCTACCTAGCTTATCCCAGTTAAAGAATTTACGAGTGTATACTTGTGTTTCTATGTGAGTGAATCCTAGCTGTATTGAGGTAATATCATGCCTATGCCTATCAAGACCCTTTGTCTCAATATCCAAGCAAACTGGTTTTGAGGTGTCTATTGTATTTAACATTCATTCCACCCCAATCCAACTAGCAAATCCTCTATATAACCATTATAGAATCCCATCATGTCTCTTCCACAATAGACCATTACAGAACCATACTGTGTGAGCATTAGTTTTGTAATCATTCTATCTTCATCTAGCAACAGTACCTCACTATACTCTAGTCCTAGACTACCACTTCTTTTTGTTGGTTTTATTGATATAATTGCCATACTATACCCCCATAGAGATTGCTTTCTCTAACCAATATTGGCGATAAGCCATTCTCACAGCTTTAAAGTATTCACTTTTACCTTTTAGGGATTTAGGTTTATATGGCTCAGGTTGTCCTAACCATTTATCAACATAAGGTTTTGAAACTTTACCATAAACTTTCTGTGGTACATTATTGATAGCTTCCCATTCAAGCCATTCAATAGCTTCTTGACTAAGAAAAGGAAACTTGTGTATATACTGTGGTTGTGGTAAGTTTAGCTGTTTAAGGTTTCTGATGATATTACTCTTCATAAATCCACTCTCAACATATTGGATAATATATGATTGTAGACTTAAATCTTTACTCTCAGCGTCTTCTATGAGTGTTTCAAAGAACCACACAACAGAATCACAGCCATTCTCAAGTATATCATCAAACCAATCAAGGTCTGTATAACCTCTATATACCTTAGTCATCTTCATCACCTGCCAATACATTAAAGTCTGTTTCAGGAGCTTCATAAGCACTCTCACCCTTGCGTGCATAGGCTCTACAACCCATGTTGTCATCTACCACAAGGTCATACACGTCTCCTGATTTATGGTTACGGAAATATGTAGTAAGTGTACTTGAGTTATTGGATTTACGTTGAAGAAGAATCATAGACTCATACCAACCCTCAATGAAGGCTGAACCATACATATCGGCTGTTTGAATCTTAGCTCCACGTTCTAGCTTTCTACTATGGTGAATCAACATCACAGCACAACCAGTATTCTTGGATAGCTTTGTGAGAATCTCTAAACGCTCTACAATATCTTGGTGACGGTTAATATCTCCACTACCAAAGAGTAGATACATAGGGTCAATGATTAGGAGCTTAATTTCTAATTCTCTAATATTATTTTCCAATTTGTGCATTTGTTGCATATTGATAGAGTCTTCCACAAAGTAGATAGGAGGTGGTGTCTCAGAACCAGTAATGGCATAAATCTTATGTTGTTCCATAGACAAGTTATTCTCACCTTGGATAATCAACACAGCTCCTTGCTTAACCTCTCTACCATCAAAAGGCTTACCAGTAGCCACAGCACACGCTAAATTGAGGGCAAAGGTTGACTTGAATGACTTAGAAGGTGCTCCAATAATTCCCACAGAACCATTCTCCCAAAAATCTTCAATGAGCCAAAAGTCTGTAGGGTCAAAAGGTGTAATTTCATCTACTCGGACAATGTTAAACTTGTTCTTTTTCTTCTCACCTTTTTGTCTCACAGTAGATAGTGTCTTACCCTTATTCTCCTCAATGGTTACTTTCTTAGAAAGCTCTGTAACAGCTTCTACAGCTTCTTCTTCACCTTCTTCTGATTTAGCAAAGGCTCTGTGAACCTCAGCGTCTACAGTCTCTTCTGTGAACTTAGCCATCTTGTCAGGAGCATTTAAGAGTACAAATTTAACCTCTTCCTTACTAGCTCCACCAAAAATCATCTTCTGTTCTAGCTTCCAAGCCCATTCAGACCTATCAATAGCAAGTTGATGAGTGAACTCAGGGAAGGCATTGTACTCAGATAACACAGTATCTAAATCATATTGTATATATTCAATATCCCCTTCATCAGCCATCTTTCGTGTAGAAATGTCTACGTCCTCTAGGAACTTCACAAACTCACGCTTACGGTACACAGTACCATCACCCTTCATACCACTAACCTTAAAGTCTGTAGCATACTTGTGATTCACAGTACCAGGAATACGGTAGAGGTGCACAATATCAACTCCACAAGGGTCAAAGCCATATTTTTTAACAAGTTTTCTACACAGAACCTCATGCTCTTGTGGATTCACCTTGTTATCTAATACCCATACTCCTTGATATTTATTAGGACTTGTTTCCCAAAAATAGCTAGGAGGTAAGTCTGTAGGAATAGGTGCTCCATCAATATCTTGTGCAATGATATAAGTATCTTGTGCATTAGTCTTCTTACGCTCTTGTCCACCTGTAGGAGTGAATGATAAATACAAGTCATATTTATCTCTTAGAGCTTTAACTTGTGAGCCAATCATTCTTACATAGTGTTTTGCTTGCTCAAAGTCACGACTAAATCTATCCTCAAACTCTGGGTCTTCCTTAGCTTTACGCTCTAGGTAATATTTTTTGTTTACCCCAAAGTTCACAAGGTCTTTCTCTCCAAAGTTTCGTTGTAAAAGTTCAATAAACTTATTCTTAGGCATATCCTTCTCCTTGTACGAAATAACCATCTTTAGGGTCTGCATCTTCTGGGATTCTTGACCTGATTGATAGTCTATCATAATAGTCAAAGGCTTGCCACAAAGGCTCTAATGTTCTCTTCACAGTGATTGAAGGGTCTAACTTGTGTAGTAGATTCTTAACTACCTTACTACTCTTCTGTCTTAGGAATTTAACAAAGTAAGATACCACAGACTTTAGCTTTCCCACAGAAGACTTAATGCTTTCAGTTTCCACAGCAGAACCTAGAACTTCCTCTGGTTTTACCTCTTCCCCAAGGTATCCCACACAAAGCTCAATACACTTATAATGCTCATGCTTTTCTGAGTAAACTTTAATCAATCCTAATTCTTCTAAAAGGTTATAGTTATTGATATAGGTTCTGTAATTTACATTTCCCATAATGTCCATTACTTGCTCAGTAGTAAATTCAATAATTCTGGAATTATTCATAAAATAACTAGACCAAAACAATGCTAATAATTGCACAGCTCTAAATGGTAATTTCCAATCTGATAACCAATTAGTATTCACAGAAAGATAGTGCTCTCCAGCATAGCTACGGTATAGTGTAGTATCAGCTACAATAGTACGTCTACAGAAAAAATCACAGTTAGACTCACTAAAACGTGTATCTTCATAACGTTTAACCAATCTTAATTTCACAAGACGAGTGATTGAATTAGAAATAGTTTGGGAGGAACAGCCAAAAATATCCACAAGTTGTTGGTTAGTGTAGTGAGAATAAACCTCTTTTTGGTCTTCTTTGGCAAATCCACACAGAAAGCTATACAAGAATATGTCAGATAAGTTCTTTAAATCTTTGTGCTGAAACATATTTACATGTACTTTGAAATACATAAGTTTAACCTCTCATTCGTTAATTGATAAATCTAGTATAGCACAATCACACACAGAAAGCAATATTCAACCTTAAGAAATTTTATATTGTCCCCAAAAAATGTTTGTAGCTTGACTACGAACATTTTGCTTGGTCTAGGGTTTGGTATTTTAGTCATAGGGTATGTATTCTTTTATCACATATACAAGTATACTAATTACTAGTATATAGTATATTATAAAGAAAACTTATATATCCACCAAATGTGTACATACACTATAATATCTGTGTGGAATAAAATAGAATATGTACTTATTTATCACATATACAAGAGTATATATAATATAAAGAAAACTTATACTTCCATCAAAAAGCTACATAGTACATTGAGTTTTTGGCTTGCATTGTTTTGCTGTGTGTGCTATAATTACATTAAATACATAAGTAACCTTAAAAGGAGAGCAAATCAGCTCTCCTTTTTCTTGTTTATACAACGTGTTGGTAAATCTTACCTTCTAGGATATAATTTAGTTGCCACATGTTTGTGAACTCAGCTCCAAGGCTATAAGCTAGGTCTAAACAGTCAAGTAGGTCTTCTTCCTCGTACCCTTCATCAATGAATCTATCAAAGATGTCTTTAGGTTTCATGAACTGTGATTTACACATTTCTGTGAGGTAATCTTCTGCTTTACCATAACCTTTATCTCTTTCCCACAAGCTAGGTCTTGCAAGTCCAAACTTAGGAGCAAAATTAGCTATGCTTGAGGTGCGTGTGTAGGTTGGCTTTGGTTTTGGTGGTACATATTTAGCTACATACTTCCAATCGCTTGTGTCTTGTTCCTGTGCCCATTTAATAAACTTAATCAATCCTTGTGTGTTATACGCATAGGCATATAGATTGATAAATTCATCTGTGGTATGTTCGTGCATATAACTAGCTGATACATTCACAATAGGCTTGTTTAAATGAGGTCCAAGCACTGCTACGTCTGTGTATGAACCTGTAGCCATTGTATAGGTTTCCCCTAGTTTATCAAAGATTGCTTTGTGTGATTTAGGGTCAAAGTCATACGTTACCATTTCATGCCAAGAACGCTCATGAACCCCACGGTCAATCTGGATAAGCATAGAAGCCTCTCTTAGCTCTTCTAACGCATTTTCTTCTACTGCCTTCCTAGAACCCACACAACCTACTTCTTCGTCCGTAGTGAACAAAATATGAGGTCTGAGACCCATCTCAAGAATATCTAGGATAGTCTTAACTCCCACACGGTCATCAGCACCCAAACATTGAATACTAGACTTGCACTCAGGAGATAGTAAGATATAATGGTCTGTTACCAAAATATCTTCTTCTTCTGGTGTACGGTCTTTTTCTGTGCTTGTAACTGTGCTAAGGGTTGAACCAGTAGCATAATAACTACCATAGCTATAATTCTTACGCTTTGTGTTGATTGTGTCTAAGTGAGCCACAAGGCAAGGCTGATTCTTTTCATAACTGATTGCTTGAATAGTGTAGTCTGTGACCTTAAGCTGATAACCATAGTCAACCAATACTTCTGGAAGCCATTCTAGCATTTCTGCTTGTGTTTTTGTAAGTACGTCAATAAATGTGTATGTCATGTTAATTCTCCTTTATGCTAATTCTCTTAGTTCTTGTACCAATGCTGGTAATTCTTCTGGTTCTTGTTCTTTTTGTTCTTGTAGAGGGATTCCCTTAAAGTCCATATACTTGGATTGAATACCTCTATATTCTATAGAGTTAAGATATGTCCCTAGTGTGTGTCTTAGACTTAGACTCTTCTCTACATAACCTTTAATGTCATCATAGCCAAAGTCTCTAAATAGCTCTGCTGTTCCTAACTTAGTGTAGTCATTTCTTGCTTGATTCGCCCAAAAGCAGATATTGTTGCTATTTTTATCTCTGTAGTTATCACAAGCAATATCCATACCTTGGATTCTGTTAAAGTCATCTACTTTCTTGTTAAAGAAGATACACAAGAGGACTGTGGTAAACTCATAGCAAGCCTTTGCTCGTGTTCCAGCAAAGTCTGCATAAGTTCCAGCGTGTGCAATATCATCACCTTTTCTTAAGAAATAGGTACGCATAGCAGGGAATAATTCATATCCTCGTTGTCTAGTATATCCTACAGAATAACCCTTAAGGTATTCAAAACCAAAGCTACGGAGTACAAGGTGTGTATCAGCTCCAGCTCCACTATCTGATTTGTTACAGCTATCATTAAATGCCCACTTATCCACAATAGTTGGGATTGTAAAGTCTGATTTATCTACCAACAAATCTCTAGTTCTGAATGTGCTACTTTGCATTGTGGAAATGTTAGTAGTATTCCAATCTTTCCACCAGTTAGCAACTTCCCCAAAGTGTCGTACTTCTTCCTCTGTGTAATCAATTCCAGCCTTTTTAAGCTGTTTAGCCAACTTAGGAGCATTGTTAGACTCGTCTAAATCAAGCCCAAAATAATCTTTTACCATACTTGCATAAGTAACTTTCACAAGATTAGGATTGATTTCTTTAATCTTACTATCAAAGCTCTTAGCAATGAATTTTTGATACTGTGGTAAAACAGCACGCTTGTCCTCATCTTCAATGTAATCTGTAGTGAGTTTTCGCATTAGCAAGTATGAAAATACTTTAGGGTACTTTCTTAAGCTATGTTCTGAGATAAAATGTTCAAGGTCTTTAACTTTGCTCGTAGGCTCTTGATATTGAACCCCTTCATTTTTCTTACGATAAATCAGCAAGTCTAAAGTCTTAGACAGCTCTTCTCTGTGGTCTTCATACCACTTATCAGGATACTTTAAGAGTGTCCGTTCTTTATCCAATCCCACAAGCACAAGAGGGATAGGAGTAGTTAGGTATTCATCTTTGAATGTATACCCACTTAGGAACAATCCTTGATATTCTCTTAGCTTGTCTACCAAATCCCATGAACGAATAACTTCAAGAATATCAGTATAGCCATTTAGTGTCTTAACAGCTTCCACAAAGTCCTCTGTGTACCCTTCAATGTCTGCTGGTTCTTCAATCTGTGCTAAACGCTCTGCAAGCTCTTTGTTTGTTTTAACCTCTTCCACAATACCTTCAAATTCCTTGCGTGTCATCATTGATTCTCTGTAAGTTTCCATATTTTCTTTGTTAACTGAACTCATTTTCATTTTGTTTTCTTTCCTTTACTTTATAAAATACATAGTTCCTTCACACCGATAAGCTCTCCGTGTTTATAGAACTTTCTACCTGTGATATATACTCCTTCAATATATCCTAGCTCCTTCAAGCACTCAGCAGTTATCTTAGATACAATAATACCATCATACTTGTTCAGTAATTCTTGCATTTTACGCTCTGTGATATTTGAACGATAATACAGCTTAGTCAATTTTATGCCTTCAATTTTTCGTTGTCTTCGCATAGTAACCTCAGCCCTCAAAGGCTCTTCTGTTTCACAAGGCTGTATTGTGGTTACTATATTCCCATGCCTATCTACAATATAAATGTCATGACCTGTCAAGTTTGCTAACATTAGATATAAAACCCCTCCTCAAAGATAATACTGTCTGCAAAGTAGTCTCTGCGATACTCACCATCAAATACTTCAATATAGCCGTTATTTTTATATTTATTAAACTTAACTGGTCTATCCAAGTCTCTAATTTTAATCATTTGACCAGTTTTTAAGATTTTATGTGGAGGTACTAGTTCAAATATCTTCTCATTTACATCATGTTTGATTGAGTTTGTTTGGTTAAATGCTTGTAGGAGCAAATCACCACTATTATCATAACCCATAACTGTGCAAGGTCTATGGTAACAAGTAATTTTGTAAACTTCGTCTTCAATACACCATACAATATCTCCTTTTTTGAATTTACTACACATAAAACCCCCTTGTATAGATAACTTTGTCTATATCAATATCTTCATGCCATCCATCTATTTCTACCCTTACGTTGCCTTTTGGTAAATACTTTACAAATTCTATCTCTTTTCTGTGGTCAATACCCATTACAAATATTTTTTGACCATTTTCAAGAATCTCCTCAGAAGGAACAATTTCAAAACATGTACCATCTACATCATAAAATGAACAACCATCATCAAAAGGCTCTACAAGTAATTTACCACTATAGTCATATCCTTTTACTATACAAGGTCTTTTGTAGCTTGTATACCTGTATCTTCTACTGACACAGCGAACAATATCCCCCTTTTTAAATTCCTTAGACATAAAAATTATCACTCCTTATCATGTCTGAAATATTATATATTTGAACAATACCATTTAATTTTGTACAAAATACACGTCCATTTTCAAAATAATCTTTAAAAATGAGCTTTTCTTTAGTATCTTTATGTATTAGTTTGTCTCCTGTCTCTAGGATTGCGCGTAAAGGCGCAAGTTCAAACTTAGTTGCTTCAACTTCGTATATAAAACTACTATCCAAAACTTTAACAGTAATAATATCACCACATGCACTTAAAACTTTGCATGGTCTATGATAGAAAGTAGCTGAGTACCCACTAGTTTTTGCCCACACAATATCTCCAACCTTAAACAATAAAACCACCAACTTTCTTTACCTCTTTAATATCTGCGCTAATGTGGTATCCCTCATAATGCTGTAATATAACTGTACCCATAGAGTCATATCTTATAAACTTAAGTTTTAACCCTTTATAGATAACTAAGTCACCTTTTTCAAACATAGCCCCTTTTGGAATATGCTCAAACTCACAAGTGTCTACTTCATAACCTCCTCCAGTTTTTGCAATTCTCACTACTACCCTACCCAAGTGTAATTTATCTACACTTATAACCTCACATGGTCTATGGTAGCTTGTCATGCTATATCTGTTAGTCTTAGCCCATACCTTATCTCCTACTTTAAACATAGAAACCCTTTCTTTCTACTAACTTAAACAAAGTTAGGTTTGCATGTTTTGGTGAACCTGTGTGTTCTGAACCATCAGGGTCTTTTAAAATCTTAACATAACCATAATTAGAATTATCATCATCAATTTTCACAACTTGACAAAGTAAGCCTTTATCATAAATCATCACATCTTTTGTTAACTCAACTATATCCCCAATTTTAAACATAAAATTCTCCTTTCTCTACAACTTCTACAAGGGTTGAAAACCTATAAAGTGTTAGGTTTAAGTCCATATTTAAACACTTAGCAAAAGCAAGAGCACCACAAACCTCTTTAATTTTATATAAAGTACCTTTCTTGTGTTTTCCATTTGTAGTATTAAGCCTAACTATCATACCTTCCTCTAGTTTCATTATCCTAATACCCTCTCTAATTGTCTAAATTTAACATCAAAAGGTAAATTTAAGGCTTTCTGCAAGTCTTTACCTAGTAAAAATGGGGGTTCTTCCTTGTGGTCGTAACTGTACAGTACAAACATTTCAATTAGTAAAGTGTCTAATACCTCTACAGTCACACGCTTACCTTTTGCTGTTAACCAAGCATTTTTTAAATTCCTCTTCTTATCTTTTATTGTTGGGTACATTTTAAACACTCCCTAGTCTGTAATATATATGAATTGCAAAGCAGTCACAACCATAAACCCACAAAATATAGTAAGTGAGAAAGTATAGTTTAGGTTAGCTAACACACCATAACCCAAGAAAGTAGGCAAAGCCATAAATTTTAATAGTTTCATCTTTTTAATTTTCATTTTATAATACCTTTCTATCTAACATAGCCCTAGAAGGCTCTCACAAGCCCCCTACAGCGTTTTAATACAGTTCCCCTATACTCATTAGCTCCCACTCATTAAAATCAACCTGAAGCACCTCTGGGGCTTTTGTGATTCCATTGTATACTACAATAAAATAACCTTTTTCATTGTAGAACTTACTCAAAATCTCAGCGTCTTTCATTTCTGCTTTCAAACTCATCTCTTCCAGTTTTTTATTTGTCTGCTGTGTGCTTTCTTGTGTATTGTCTACCCCAACAGTAACAAAATGCACACCAATAAAGACAAACAGGTAAAATAGTACAAGCAAAATACCCACAAGTTTAAACAAATTCAAATCGCCATTATCTCTTTTCATGTTATCTTTTTATCTCTCTTTCTCTTTTGTGTTCTCTTAAATCCCAAGGGGTAAAAATACCCCCTTATTCCTCATCTTCGTCCTCTAAATGGTCGTGAATACAATCACAGCAATATAGACAACCATCAGCGCCTTCTTCTGCGTCTTCTGCTAAATAAACATTATAGCAATCCTCACAAGAGAAAACTTCATCTTCTGGTACTAACTCATCATCATTTGTGTATGTATAACCACCTCTTAAAGCACAATCTACACAACAGAACAAAGTACCATCTTCTGCTTTTGTATAGTCCCCAGACTCGCTAAAATAAGTCCCACACTCTTCACAATAGCAAACATTATAGCTATTCTCATAGTCATCAATATTTTCACAGTAAATAGCGTCAGTGTCTTCTGTGATAAATCTATCAAGGTGTTCACTAAAATATATATCATGATTGTTATAAACTTCCTCTACAGCGTCAAACTCTAATCTAATAGGGAAAAACTCACCAGTAGTAAAATGCTTGTATTGTGAGCTTGCAAGGTTAGACCAAAAACCATCTTCATTATCCCAGCAAACTAGTTCCCCTTTAAACTGTGTAAAATCAGCCAATTTAAGCCCAAACGCTACACAGAGTGCAATTTGTGGGGCTAAATAGAAGCCGTGTCCTTGCTCACTATACAAGTCAGCAAGAGCATAAACCCCATTAGATTCTAGGTAGTAGAAACGTGCTGTAGGGTCATCAAATTCATCATAAATATAGCAGTATCTTGACTCTTCCAAAGTGTCCAAAATCTCGCTAGTAAATTCCCCTGCTCCTGCTTGGGAGTTACATGAGCCATCAAATGCCCATCTATCTTGTTCATCATAGTCTGGTAAATCCTCAGCAAAATCAAAAGTAAAGGCTGTTTCTTTTTCATTGTTATATACAGTAGTCAAAAGCTCCTGGAAGGCTTGCACCTCTTCCACAGTAAAGTCTTTACCTTGTTTTGTAAGCTGTTTAGTAAGTTTAGGAGCATTTTCCCCAATTTCAAAACTAAATGGGCTGTAGTATGTTTCTACCATTTCTTGATAAGATTTAACAAAATTCATGATTTTACCCTCTTCTTTTAATAGTTAGGTAAGGGGAAAGACTCCCCAAACCTTAATTTTCAAACCACTTATTAAGTATTATAGTAAATTTTTCCTTGTCATCAGTACAAGCTATATTTCTACCCCAATGAACTAGAGTATACTCATCAGCTTCTTGCCCTTGTAAAGCTTTCCATAGCTTAGTATAAGCATTTATATTGTTGCTAGTAATTATAAGTAAGTCTTTTCCGTTTTTAACCCTTATCTGTTGATTGCTGATTGAAACCTTTAATGTTTTCATTTTGTATATACCTATATACACTATAGTGTATTCCCTTTTGATTTTATAGTATAGAATGAGCATAAAGCGCTATAATTTTCATATCTTACCTTGTATAGCTTCCAAGGCTTGATAGTTGTATATATGGTAGGTCTGATTTTTGCAATGAGTTAACCAAGTTCAGAAAAGTTTTTCCATGCTTAAGATGGAGCTTTTGACTGATATTATAATGGTTATTCTGTTTGTATCACGTTTACCACTATTTAAGTATACCATAATTAGGTATGTTTGTAAAGAGAAAAGTGAGATAATTTGCGTTATTTTACTGATAAAATCAACGTTTATAAGCATTTTTCTGTATCTCTTTACTTGGTAATACCATTATAGCACTTTTATTTTTATTTGTCTACAGTTTTTGCGATAATTTGCGATATTTTAAAATAATTTTTATTATAGTAAATGAAATAATTTTTAATATAGTAAATTATACAATTTTGTTATGTATTAAATTATGGATAGATACAGGAGAGACAGGGGAAAAGAGCGTATAGGATAGTAAGATAATAGGTAAATAGAGTCAAGTGTTTACGTTTTTATGGGTGGTGTTTTGGGTGGTTTATGTATGGTTTTGTATGTAAATTATATTTGACATTTTTATAAAACTAATTTATTCCAATCAAATCAAGCCAAGTCAAGTTAAATCAATGCAAGTATAAAAGTGTAAAAGGTAGGGTCATTAAAATTTAATATAATAATAGGGTCGATTAAAAAATGGAACGTTGGGTGAGGGCTTCGTTCTCTCCATTCACCAACAAAAGGGGTGATTAAAAACGTGTTAGTATGGCTATGCTCATATACCTACATTCACCAACAAAAATTACCCTTCAAAAACGTGTTACCACCTAACCCAATTAAAAAGTAAGCTCTTAACAAGCCTACCATAATTACCCTATTCACCTATTACCTAATTCATTTAAAAACATGCTACCTCATAATAGTATCTCATATTATCACATAATAAAAAGACCATAGGTATTGCCCTACAGTCTCTTGAGCTGTATCTTCTGTTCTTTAAAGTATTCTAGTGTTACATTCCTTTTATGACTAGGCTTCTTGGCATAATACTCTACTGTATTGAGAATAATGGTATAAAGCATATCATAAGGGTCAAATCCTATCTCATTGGCTATTGTGCTAATGTAATGAGTCATACTAGGTGATGTGGTATAGAACATGCTCATATATGACTTGTAATTAAGACCCATAGACTCTAGCTTATGTGATACCAGTACACCATACTTCTTGAGTGCCATTGTGGTTCTCTGTTGAAGGTTATTTAGGTACTGTGGAGCTTTTCCACTCTCTTGTGTAATATATTCTGAGAGTAGGGAAGAATAGGCATCATAGAGCTGTGAGTAGCTCCCTCTGTGCTCATATATGTAATCACCTATCATTACTCCACTAGGTATAGACTTACCTGTTAGGAAAGGTATTAGCTTTGTGTATCTACTCTCTTTTGATAACCACTCATAGAACTCTTGTGGTAATGAGCTAGGTACAAGTAAAAGGGGTTCTGTGGTGTTGTTGTATAGATTATACACAGTAGAGTAGAACCAATTAGCAAAGTCTTGGTCTTTAAGCACAGGGAGTAAGTAGTCCACAATAAGCCTTGATTTCTTGTGAGGGGTGTGAAAGGAATTGGATAGCTCACAAAGCTCTTCTGTGGTAATGTTTAGTTCTTCACACAACCCTTTAGCTCCTCCAAATAGCTTGCTTACTGTGTACATTGGTCTTTCACGATAGGTAAGTTGATGCACAGAGACCTTGTAGCGATTTTTAATGAATTTTTTTACTTGAGTTTTTAAGTCTTGGTCTACTAGTGCTTTATCTTCAAATTGGATAGCGAGTGTGTATTCTTCCTTGGTGGCAAAGGTAGTTCCTCGTTCTTTTTTATCACTGTCAAAGTGCCAAATAATTTTTGTTTTCATGATTAAGTCCTCATAGAACAGTATAGCACACAGCCGATTAAAAATCAATAGGTAAATGTCAATTATTCTATTTATCCTTTTGTGTGATATGTAGAATATGTATCTTTTTGATGGAAGTATAAGTTAGCTATATTATATATAATTATTCTTG